AGCGCCGTAGCCGCTGGAGCCTATCTGAGCGCCGTAGCCGCTGGAGCCTATCTGAGCGTAGTGTTTCCCATTGTCGTTTTCGCCGGTATCTTTCGACGTCGAAGTTTTCTCTTTCAGCCACTCAATTCCGAGATCAAGAATATCGGCCCATTTCAATTCGGCCTTAATTTTCATCTTCGACGAGCATACTTTGGTAGAGCCTACCTCTCTGTCCAGTTTACCGCTTTGCTCAACTTCCGCGAAGCGTGAATCGAGCATATCGTAGTAGTCCCAGACTTCCATTGGGCTTTCACACGCATGGAAGCCTCGATTGCATACGGAGATTTCTCCGTCCATTTCATACTCCTTGCCGACCTCATACTGGAAGTCCCTGCATTTCATGTCCTTGTCGAATCCTTTGTAGGACTTTATCACTTTGTTTCCCATGATTCCTTTGTCATTTACTTTTTTGTCTAATCTCTAAATATCCATAGGCCGCACACTCTTGAAGCAGCGTCCATTCATCCGCGGTGAGCACCCTCCTGAATCCTGATTCTCGGTTGATACTCATCGATTCCGAGATGTCAAACCGGCGGCAGATTTTCAATCGGGTCGCATCGTTGCGGGTGATCCAGTACACCACCCTCATTGCTTGGGCGGCTTTAAGATTTCCTCATCGCCTGCGGCGGCGCGGCGCTTGCACTCCTGGTACCACGTCAGCGAGGTGTACCCTTCGGGCGGCGTCCATCGTCCGGCCTCCTTGCGCTCGTTCGCCATCCTGCGTTCCAGCCGCTCCATCTCGGCACGGCGCTCGGGCAAGAACTCCTTGAAAAAGGCATGGCCGATGCGGCGGCTGTCGAAGGTGGCGTAAGAGTTGTCGTAGCGCCCCGCCTTGTATCGGGAGAAGAACAACATCAACTCCGTGAGCTTGTAGTTGTACACCTCCGGGGCAAAGCACCCGGCGAAGAAGTCGATGCCGTCCACGGTGGACTTGTCGCGGGCCTCGCTCGTAAAGAAGAGGGCGAGCACCTGCGTCTTTATCCACAGCCGTGCGGCTCCTGGCACTGCCTCGTGCAGGTCGCCCAGCAGAGGCACGTCGGCCACATAAGCCGTGAGCGGGTAGTTAAGTACCGTTTCCCATCTGGTCGGGCCGTAACGCTGCAAGAATGTAGTCGGGGAGTTCTTCAGCTGCTCCAGCTCCATCCTGCAATTTTCTGATGTCTTCTTCGAGTCCGCTAATCGCGTAGTCGTGCGCTTCTCGCTTTTGCTCAGCAGCGCTGCGATACTTGTTGGTTCTGTCATCTTCGTACTGTTTTTCACGCTTATACCATGTGGCGAGGCGCATGGCAAGGTTGAACGTGGGTTGTTTTTCAAATCGCATTTGGGAATGGTCCGAGTTCGCTTCGCTCCAGTAGTCGTAGAAGGCGCGAATCATTTCGCGGCTGTACTTGCCGACGTAGGGGACGAGGCGATCGTAGAACGCGCGCGCCCTCTCGCTCGTGGGAGGTCGCTCCGTCTTTTTTTTGGCAGGTAGAGAGACCTCTTTTTTTTGAGGGAGAGTAGCCGAGCTTGCCTCGGCGACAAGAGGCGCTTGCGCCGACGATTTTTTCTCTTCTTTCTCTACCCCCTTTTTAAAGGGGGTCTCTTTCTTGTCTTTGTTTTCGCTAGTAAACTCGTTACTAGAGGGGGGTGTGGGGGGAGGTTGATTTTGGCCGTTTATACGACTTTCTTCGGACGTATATAGGTGCGTATTACGTTCGTAATTCGTTCGTATTACGTTCGTATTACGTTCGTATTTCGTTCGTATTACGTTCGTATCCTCTTCCTTGCAATCTGTTTCCCCATTACATTGATTATCACTATTTTTGCTCCATCTACGCTTGATAGCCTTTTTGCAAGCCTCGGACTTCTGCTGTTCTGACTTCATCTGTGCGGTCAATTCTTCGGAGTAGAAGCACTCACGGTTTTCCGTGAAGGCAAATAACCCGAAATCCTCAACCACGGACTTTATTAGCTTGGCATCTTCGCGAAGGGAATAGGCTACAACATTGTAATCACAACCACTCGTGAAGTCCTCGCAGGCCCGCAGATATTCCATCAGCATCCAGTATATTCCGTACCCCGCCGCCTTGTGTCGTATTCTCAGGCGCAGGATTCGCTCGTCATTATAGGCAGAGACAGCGTGTTGGATGCAGTTCTTGCTAATCGTTGCCATAGTTCATCATTCTTCGTTATTCAGATACGCCTCCACCGCCCTGGTGAACTCTTCCAGCGAGCGAACCACCACATACTTGCTGCCGTTGTTTTCGGCCTCTCTCTGCCATTCTTTCTGTGCGGGCGATTGTCGGCCCGTATCGGTTTTCATTTCGATGCAGAGAGCGCCGTAACGGCTCGTACGGTGCAGCAGGATCAAGTCCGCCACTCCGGCGGTCACTCCCTCGTCCTTCAACCGGCTCCCCGTGGCCGCGTCCCTGCGCCCTCCGTTGGGAACGGCGAAGAGCACGCGGGCCATATCCGGGTGTCGGTATCGGAAAAGGGTCACGCACGTACATTGCAGGCCGTGTTCAATGTCGCGGCTTGCACGGCGCACGTGCTTTTGCAGAGCGAGCATATCATCGTATCTTGTCATAGGATGTCGAGTATCTTGGTGCCTTGTATTCCGTCGAGGCGCATATCCTGCAGACCGCCCTCCATATACTCCTTGATAAGGGAGTGGGCATCGTCCAGCGAGCGCGCGAATACCAGCACTTGGTACTTGGTCTCGCTCTCGTCGCCGTCGTCGTTGGTATACACACTCACGATGGTGGCCTTGTAGGCATACTTGCGCTCGCCCTCGGGAGCGTTCACCAGTTCGATGATCCGCGAGCGGAACACGGCCGTCACGTCCTTTTCGCCGTCAGCGGGAATCTCGTATCCTTTCGCCTCGGCCTCGGCGAAGAGCAAGCAGCCATCCACGATGTAGTGTTCAATGGCTCTCTTGAATACGTCCTTCTTCTTGGTGGGCTTCTGCACTGCCACCTTGATTTCGTAAAGCATCTTTTCTTAAGTTTTGAAGTTTCTTACTCAGTTTCCTTGATAACTCCCCGTGTCTCATGTCCAGCGTCCTTACCGCGTGAAGGCGGTAAAAGGCGGCGTTGGCCTGAAGAACCTCCACCAGCGCCGCCACAACCTTGTCCGGCACTTCCATGATATGCGGGATTTATTCAAACGGCAGTTTGTCAGGCTGCTGCTCGTTCTTTACAGCGCCACCGCGCGGCTTGTTGTAGTAGGTGTCGCCTAAGTTCCCCTTCGGGGCGGCAGGCTGCTGCTGATGCGGCGTGTACGTAGGCGTCGCCGAGGGCGGTGTGTTCGCCCCTCTCGGCTGGCGCTCCAGTTTCTCCAGTTTGTAACCGCGCAGCGAGGTGAAGTTGCTCATCTCGCCGGTCTCCTTGTTCACGATGTTGCGGCCCTGCACGTCGAAGGCAATCTCAATCACCTCTCCGGGTATCACGCCGTCGAGCAGCTGCATCTTTTGTCCTCCGAACTCGATGCGGGGGAAATTCTCATACTCCGAGCGATGGCCCGTGTAAGGGTCGTAACGCGTTGTGTCCAGAATCAGATTCTTGTACTGATAAGTGTTCCCACTCTCCGAGGTGACAGTAACTACTTCCGATATACTGCTCACCACTCCTCTCATTGTCAATGCCATTTTCTTTGAACTTTTAATGAATGAATGTTTAATTACTTTATACTGCCTCTCTCTTTTCCTTGTCAGGTTTCAGAGGGGTTATCTTCACGTATCCCAAGCGGTTTGACGTTTCCTGATAGGCCTTGAAGAGTTCGGGATAGTCCTTCTTGAACCTCTCGGCGTCAAACCCGGTTGTCTCGCTGTCCTTGGTCTTGGTGACGCTCAGGAACTGTGATTCCCAATGGTTGCTCTGCTCTTCCTCCATGCGGCGCTCCAGCAACTTCTTGAACTCGTTCACCTCGTTGGCCCAGTAGGCTTGCTGACGGACGGCACGAGCGATGCGCTGTGTCATGCGTGACAGGTCGGAGGGGAACTTTTTAAGGGGATTCTTGAACTGCTTTCCATTCACCTCGGCACACAGCAGCTTGATGATGATCTGCGCCGGTATGCGATGCACCTCCACCAACTTGGCCTCGTCACCCCGGAGCCAAATGGCGTAGAGGTTGCGCACCAGACAGCCGGGGTTGCATATCTCGAACAGATAGGCGTACACCGACAACTGCCAGCGCACGTACTCGGTATCCAGTTTGTAGGTCGTTTTCAGGTCGCCCAAATCAAAGGTCGTATCGTCCACGCGGAACACCTTGTCGATGTTCGAGGCGAAGTGCTGGTAGTCGCTCACGGTATACTCCGAGCATTCCACGTGAAGGTCGTAGCGTTTCAGGATACGGGCGTATCCGTGCGCCTCAGGGGTGTCGGCCACCACTCCGAGGTTGTCCATCATCTCAATGGTGTTGTGTACTCCCGTGCCTCGCTTGGCGGCGTTGTCCAGCACGTCCTTGCTCACTTCCGAATACATATCGGGAAACACCTGGCGGTGCAGCATATCGGTGATGCCCGACAGCTGCTGCCCGTCGTAAGTGTATATGTGGTGTTCTTCATCGAACATCACGAGGGGTTTGTTCAGTTTCATATCTTCTTGCCTTTAATGTACGTTGATTTCGTTTCCCCGATTGGTAAACATCTGCTTGAACCGTGGGTCGGCGTGCATGGCCGGGTATCTGGTCCATACGCCCATCAGCTCCTCTCTTGTCAGGCAGGCAGCCAACTGGCCGTCCACCACGGCGTAGAAGTCGGTCTCGTCAGGAGTGAACTCATCAGAGTCTTTTTTCTCCTTGGTGGGGATGAGCAGCATCTGCATCAGCGAGTACTTCAAGGCGACGGCCTGAGCCTTGTTCATGGCCTTGTCGCCCGAATCGCAGGCCTCGCCTACGTTCACCGTCTCCACGTAGGAGCCGTCCGTGGTGATGTATCGGAATGCGATGGTGGCGCGGATGAAGGTATCCGTGCCCGTCTTGCCGGTGGTCGCTCTCACCACCGCGCGCGATTCCACCTCGTATTTCTGTACGCTGGGGAGCACGAACACTTGGTGTTTGGCAAAGACGTCATGCAGCTCGTTCATCACCTCGTCGATGCCGCGGAAGAGGAAATGCTGTTGCTCGTTCTTCCGGGTCTTGTCCACGGCGCGCACGTCCTTCATGATGTCGGCCATGCGCTGGTAAATCAACTGTTCTTCCATATCGTATCCTCCCTCCGTTAGATCAGCGCCGAGAGCGCCTTGTACGTGTTCAGATACTTCTGCGACACTTCGATGTGCTGCGTCTGAAGTTCGCTGTGCTTAGCCTCCAGTTGTTTCAACTTAGCCTCGAGGCTTGAAATCTGGAGAATCTGAGCCTCCACATTCTGCGTGGCGGAAGCCAGTTGTTCGTCTCTCTCTCGCAGGTCGGCACAGATACTCTGAACGGTGTCCTGCAGGTCCATCACTTTAGCCACGAGGTCTCCGTGGCTCTCGCTCATCAGTTCATCGTGATTGAGCGCGATTCTTGCTTTCTTTTCACTCATAATCATAGTGATTTTTAATTGTTAATAATATGGATAACCGGGTAATCAATAATACCCATACTCTCTTCTTTCCTCCATCAGGCGCTTGGTAAGTGCGATGGTCTCCAGCTTGTGCCTTGTCTCGGCCGTTTCGGCCTCGTCCAGCAGGGCGGTGTATATCTCATACCACTGGCTCTTCGGGAGCCGCTTTGCCTGGCATAGCAGGTCTCTGTCTTTGTCACTCATACTCTACTTGTCTATATTGGTTGTTGTTTGTTCTGAAATAAAAAAGCAGCCTATTCTCGCGAACCGACTGCTCATTAGAAAACACTATAAAGTCATTTCTCTTTGTATTAAACTATTTCCCGCACGCCTGCGGAAGAAAGAATTATGAATAACACTGAATTTATAAAACCTTAAATGCAAATGTTATCAACAATAAAATACAACTAAACTGGGCTTAAATAAAAATAAAAAATAAGAAACAAGGTCTCTTAGTATCGTCGCGAGAGGATTTTCAGCCTCACGCTCAGCACGGCGTATCGCCGCGCCACTCTCTCAAACTCCGGAATGGGAGCGAACGTGTTCTCTTCCATCCAGCGAATGATCTCCTCCATCTCCATACGGATGGGAGCCAGTATATCGTTTCTTCTGTCCTTCATACTTTTTAATTTTGTGTGCCTGCCGGGGGCGCCATCCCCACACGAGCCGGAGTTCTACCGGGCAGGCTTGGATTGATTTTTAACGAATATTACTAATTGGCACGAATTTCCTAACATTTTTCGCGGTCGCTTTCGGCTTGCCCAAAATGGGATATTCATTACGCCTTATGCTCTGCTCCGCTTCGTATCGCCCCTCTCCCTATTCGGGTAGAGCGCCCCCTTCCATTGCGCGGTGAGATACGTTGGCCGGCTCTTACGGGTGCCCGGTTCCCTGACGCTTGTGTTCCCCCGTGGAGTTGCAATCTCCGTGACGATTCGCATCGTTACCTGCGTAGACGAGGGTTTTATTAATCCTAAAAATCGAATGATGAAAATCATTACTACTTTATAACCTTAACAATAACACCAATACCGATGAAAAAACATTTGCGTCATATAACATGAATTAATTAAAAAAAAGAAAAATTCAACCATTTACTTAACCTATAATTAATTACTCATCTATCGTATCACTTCGTCATCATGAAAGACCTTGTGTCTCTCCATGAATCTATCTATGCTCCTCACGTCGTACCAGATATGTTTTCCTTTGTATCGGATAAACTCAATCTCCGCCTCATTGCGGAGGGATTGAAGAAGGTCGAGGCTACAGCCGAGATAGGCGCAGGCCTCTCGCGAACTGAGCCAGACCTTCTGAAGAGTATGTAGATATGTCGAACGGTTACCGTTACTTGTTGCCATACTGTTGTTCAAGTTCCGCCTGATGTTTGATATAGTAATCTGCAATCTCCACTTCACTCACATCATCGCCCAACTCCAGTTTCACCTGCTCGTATATCGCATCAGGCATATTATACACTATCTCGCTGGCTCTGTCGTGTGTGCCAGCAATACCTAAAACTCCGAAAAATGCTACGAACCCAACTGCGAACATAGCCACTTGCTTTGCTAATCTGCTCATAACTTTTTTATTTTTAAATTGAAAGCGGCACTTCGGCTAAGACTCTTACTGTGACTAACGGAATCTTGCTTAGGTGTCGCTCTCGTTTGTTTTTATACTTTGTAATAAGGATAGAGGGTCTAACTCTTATCTTCCCGACAAATCGGTAGTCACTCCAATTTTCGGCCTGAATTTGGCGGTCTCGAATTTTATTCCTATATTCGCAAAGAAGAATCGAAATAGCGATTGCGATATATTGAGAACGATATTCAAAACCATCGTTAGAATCGTTTGCGTTACGAATCTGATGCAAAGGTAATCGTTTTTATTATATCCGCAAGCGTTTTTGATGGAAATTTTAAGCATTTATGCTTATTTATACTATTTCTAAATTAAAAGCTATGGATGAAGACAATTTAAGAAGCAGAATTTCAGAGGTGTTTAAGCACTTCGGAACGTCTGCTGGGAAGATGTCAGGAACCGACACGGCTTTGCAAAATAGGTTGTCAAGGCAGCTCAGAGGAGCGTCCGTAACTTATGACACAATAGCAACGATATTGGAGCGATTCCCCGGCGTCTCCAGTGATTGGCTCCTGACTGGGAAGGGCGAAATGCTCATTGAAGATGATCTCCCGAAGATACGCGGGAGTGAGGGCGAGGACGAGATGGCGCTCCATGCCGAAGTGGCGAAGCTGCGCGGCGAGAACGAGGAACTTCACCGGGCGCTGATCAAGGCCGACGGGAAGGTGGAGTACCTGGAGAACCAGGTGGACAAGCTCAACGCGATGGTCTACGCCAGGTATCAGAGCGCCGTCACCACGTTGGACGGCAGGATGGCAGACCCGCCTGATAGCAGGCAAGGGGGCGTCGGACAGAAATGCGGGTAATATATAATAATGTGGGGCACCCGCCAAACAAGCCGCACAGAAAAACCAAGACAACCAGCCATTTGGCTATTGCAAGCAACCAAACAGAAAACGTGTAACTTATTGGGTTCCAGCAAGTAGAATAATCGTACTAAATTTGCAACCCGAACTGTTTTTGGGAACTTCCTAAAATCGTTCTAATTAATTATAATTCAGCAGTTTACAATTTTGCCAAAACTCTTAAAATAGCCACAATAGCGCAAATTCGTGTCGGTTATTGGGGGTTATTGGGGGTTATTAGGGTCGAATTATTGCAAATTTGCCGCAAAAATAAAAGGACAACCATGTATGCGAAAATGTATCTTGATACACGCCGTCAGCTCAGTGATGGCACGTATCCCGTCAAGATGTACCTGTCACTTCACAAGCCTTGCTATATCAAGACGCAGTTCAGGAGCAAGCCGGAGAACTGGGACATCTCGGAGTTCAACAGTAAGGAAAGCAACTATCAGACGAAGAACGTACTGATTCGCCGTATGCTGAACGCCGTTGAACTGTTCCTGCTCAAAGATGAGGCCAACAGAATGTCGGATAAAACGATTAGAGAGAAAGTGCTGGAGATAGTGACGGGAGGCTCGCAGGGCGAAAAGAAAACGCTGATCTACTGGTGCGGCAAGACAGAGGAAAGAAAACGCGGGCAGTCCACCAAGCAGAATGTGCGCTCGGTGGCGAAACTTATCATGGCCTTCGACGCGAAATGTACTCTCGCATCAGTGGATACGAAATGGCTGCACGAGTTCATTCGCTGGATGGAGGAGGAACGAAATATCAAACACAACTCCTGCATCACCTATATAGACATTCTTCGTTCGGTGTTCAACACCGCTATCGACGAGGGGGCCACCTCCATCTACCCTTTCCGCCGGTTGAATATGCACAAGGAGCCGACACGGAAGAGAGCGCTGTCGATAGAGCGTCTTGCCGACATCGCCCTCGCAAAGCCGCAGAAGAAGAAAGGAGAGCTGGCCCGTGACATATTCATGCTTATATTTTATCTCATAGGGATAAACATGGCCGACCTCGTGCGGGCTACGTGGAAGGATGTGCGCGACGGTAGGCTGGAGTACAAGCGGGCGAAAACCGGCAGGCTCTACTCCATCAAACTGGAGCCGGAGGCTCTCGCTATTATCAAGAAGTACAAGGGTAAGGAGCGGCTGCTGAAAGAGTTTGAACGGAACGTGATAGAGCCTGTGCATATTCAGATGGTGAACAAATGGATTCGCGACGTTTCGGGCCTGCCCGACATTACCACTTACTGGGCACGTCACTCATGGGCGACGATAGCGGCGTCGCTTGACGTCCCCAAGGAAACCATCAGCGCGGCGCTGGGTCATGAGCTCGGCAGTAAGATCACCTCCATCTATATCGACTTTGACCAGAAGAAGGTGGACGAGGCCAATCGGAAAGTTATAGATCATCTAAATGCAATTTTGGAAAAAAAGAAGAAGTAATTTGGCTACCTTGCGCCATTAATAACTAAAACGAGAATACAATATGGCAGCATGGTTATATCCAGCACTGGCTGCGGGCGCAAGCGTAGCCAGCAGCATATTCGGCGGAAGCAAGGCAAGCAAGGCCGCCAAGAAAGCCAACGCCCTTATCGACAGCTCACGCGCTGCGAACCAAGCGTGGTACAACAAGCGGTACAACGAGGACTATTCGCAGACGGCCGAGGCGCAGAACGCGATGAACTACGCCAAGCAGACGCTTGACGACGAGTATCAGAAGATTGCGGCTACCTCGGCGGTATCGGGAGCCACCGGCACGGCGCAGGCCCAGCAGAAAGCGCAGGCGAACAAGGCGCTCGCTGACGCTGCGGCAGGTATCGCAGCGAGTGGGTCTGCATACAAGAACTCTGTGGAAAGTCAGTATTTGCAAAACGACAACGCTTTTGCCCAGCAACAGAGCAACACTCTGATGGGGCAGGCAAGCAATATCAGCAGTGCGGCAGGGCAGGCGAGCAACACCTTTTCGCAGCTCGCAGCTATCCTTGCGCAGAACAAGAAATCAACCGGCGGCACGGCTGCATCATAAGGAGGGCGAGCGATGGGAACATTTTTAGAAGATATCAACAACAGACGGGAGAGCGGGACCTACGCGGACTGGAAGAAGGCCAACCCGAATGGAGTTAGGAATGGCTCAGGCGAAGCGCCATTATATCTGGGCTTTACTAAGGACGGCGATAATCCGGACTTCATCGTAAGAAAGGAGGGTACTCCATACGTATCAGGCGGCCGGGCCTACACACCCGGAGAACCACTTGAACAGAGAGGGAGGCAGAGTTTTACTCAGTACGGCAACACCCTCGACCCGAGCAAGGCGAACATCACAACGCCGCCTCCATCCGTCACCACCCAGAACAGATACTCTTTGGCGGAAGTGGCCGATAAGCCCGACATGACTAAGATTGATCTGAACGAAAACAAACCGCAGAAAATGACGCCGGAGGCTGCAAAGCAGGCTTACGCGGAGAATGGTTTGCTGAATCTGGAGCAACTACAGCAGGACGATGAAGAGCAGCGCAGACGCGAAAACCTCGCTCTCGGCTGGAGTGGAATCGCCCAGGGTTTGAGCGGACTGGCGAATCTCTACTACACCACCAAGTGGGCGCCTTCACAAAAACTGGATAACACAGTGGGCACGGTGTACAATCAGGTCGTGGCGGACCGCAAGACGCGCGAGAATCAGATACGTGCGATGAAAGAGCACAACCGCGCACGCAAGGAGGCTCAGGAGGACTATGACAGACAGCAGGACGCAGCCAAGGCGACACGTCAGGAGCAGTACGCGCAGCAGGCCAAGTTGGCCGAAATCTCGCAGGCTGGGCAGAACGCACGCAAGGAGGCGCAGTTGGAGGCCGAGAAGGAAAAGAACCAGTACAACTGGGCCATGAAACTCGGACTTGTGGACAAGAACAATCAGGCGGCCATGGACCGATTGAAAGCGAACGGGCAGATCAGAGTGAATGTGGCGACGCTCAACGCAGCGCTAAAGAAGGACATCGCCAAATTCCGCGCGGAAAGTGGAGGCGCCAGCGGTGGAAAGGTCAAGGATACGTGCTTTGGTTCGGACGGCATCCTCTATTCGGGTGCGAACAAACTCTCCACTAACACCATGGCTCAGATTGTGCTTGACTGCGGAGAGGGCATCGACACCGAACTCTTCCGCAAGCAGAATGGAGTGGACGAGTACGGCAATCCCAAACTGGGCGAGGTGAATTGGCGCGAGGCTTTCAACTATATCGCCGAGAAAGGCATGATACCTCCGGCAGCACTCGAGGCGGCGGGAATGAAAGCGTCCGGTTACCAGAAGGACGGGGCGACAGCGGCCCAGGCAAGTCAGGCGGCACAGCAGCAGACGGCCAAGCCCGCGCAAGGCAGCGCCGCCACCACCGAAAAGAAACCCACGGCCAAGCAAGTGGATATGTCCAGCATGACAGTCACGGATAAGAAAGAGGAAAAGCAAGCAGACAAGCAAGCAGCGCAGGCTACAAAGAAGGATGAGCAGAAACAGCAGGCGGACCCGAATAAGAAGGAGGGCAGGCTCTGATATTTCCTTCAAGAAAACGGCCCACTTTCTTCAAGGGAATGACCCACTTTCTTCAAGGAAATATGACACAATAAAGGGAGACCCCGAAAGGAGCCTCCCTCTTTGTTTGTGCTATCCCTCATCAGTCACCATGTGGATGTCTCCGGGGATGATTTCCAATCTGTATCCGAGCGCTTTGGCGATCTTGCCTGCAACGTCTACGGATACTGCGTATTTGCCTTGCTCAATCTTGCCGATATTGGAGTAGTGGTAACCGGTAAGGTCTGCGAGCTGGCGAATTGTGAGGCCGTTTCGCTCGCGTGCCTCTCGCAACCGAGCGCCTATCTCGATGCGTGTACGTTCGTCTCCTTGCATAATCAGGCGAAATCAATACGATCACCCGGCAGATAGTAGTTCACGCTCTCTCGCTCGTCGTAGCGGTAGGGGCCATCACTGAGCACGCTGGCAGTAATGGCCAGTGAGTAGATGTCTCGCTGCGCCGTATCGTAGGGGCTCATGTGCTTGGCCCATTTGAAGTTTGAAAGGCGGCGCTTTGCGTTATCGCGGAGGTGTTCACTAAAGATGGCCTTCGCCTCGTCCAAGGTGTCGCAGCACTTCAGGGCGACGTGCTCGCCGTTCGCGCCGTGCCATGCTACCTCGTATTTAACGACGCCGGCAAAGAAGTCTTCTGCCTCCTCACGGCTGCCTCTCAGTTCTGGCGCGGCCAAATCGTCGGCCCATTCTTCGTTCCATACGCAATCACCGTTAATATAAAGACGGTAATAGCCAGTCTCAGCTTGCTTGATCTCGATGTTCAATTTAGATGTTCTCATATCTTACCGCAGAGTTTATAGAGCTGCGCCCGCTCTTCTAAGTTTTCTTGTGCAAAGATAATGCTTGTAGGTAAATCCACCAACAAAATTCACAAAAAGTTTTTGCGAATTTACAAAGATTAACACTGATAAAGAAATATTTTCAAAAGTAGATTGGGCATTTTTTTTTCAGAATCGGGCCTCGGTCGCCACAGTATCTGTGTGCTGGCGCTGCTTGTCGCTGACGAACGCGGGCGCGTCCATCTCGTAGGTGGATACGTATAGGCCAATGGCAGTGGACATCAGCACGTCGTCATGGTTGCCCTTGCCCTTGATGTTGCCAAATGAGTTGTCGTCGCGCTTCTCATAGATGCGCAGCTCGTGGTACATCTCCTTGTCAGGGTCCTCCCATAAATCATCCTCAACCATGGTGACGAGATTGTCGATGAGTTTCGGCTTGGTCTGCCTGTTCGTGTGAAAGCCCCATGTGCGTGCGTGAGGCTCCGAGATTTCCGTGCCCTGCTTCAATGTGAAGTACATATTCGGATAGTAATCGGCCACCTCGTCTAAGATGTATTCCACGTGCTCTCCGTCGGTATTGCGCTCCTTCTCGCTCTCGTAGGTATTCTTCTCAAAAATGAGCAGCGCCTTGTTGTACCACGTCGCTATCTGCGCTGCCATCCATGCGAGGTAGTCGTGCCGAACGTGACCTCTCCAGCGTGCGACCACCTTTACGCGCCCCCTCTCCCCCAGGGCGAGCGCCATGCGGTCGATGACGGTGATCACGGAGTAGTCGGCATCCTTCGATCTGCCGCCCACGTCCACCGACACCACGTAGCGGCGCTCCATCCGCACTTTGTCAGAGGGGACCGGCATGGCCCACACCTGCAACTTTCCTGCCTCGTCAGGCTGGAATGTCAGGTGGGTGAGCGCTGCCTTGCCCTTCGACGCTGCGCCTCGCAGCTCGCCTATATATATAGGTTCGCGCGCGTAATCTTTTTCCATCTCATCAAGGCGGTACGGACTGAATAACAGATTGCCCGTGCTTTTGAACGCCTCCACCGGGTCGATGGGTGCCTCTGTCGCCATGTTTGCGTGGGAATGGAACGTCAGGCGCTTCCGCACGTACCACTTGATATGCTCAAATGTGGCGCCCAGTGTCCACATCCTCCAGTAGTATTTCCCCGCGTCTGCGCAGCCCTTGGGAGCGTCCTCCATGTCCTTGCAGGAGAGCAGCCACTTGGCGAAGGCCTTTTGCTGGCGCACCTCGATTGTGTCGTGCTCGATGAAAAAGAACGGAATGAAGAGAAACCGCCGGTTGCTTTTCCCTGCCATAGCCAGTTGGCACTCGTCGTAGAAATAGCCGGCAGCACCACGCGCTGACGATTCCAGCACTTCCATCGTATACGGCCGCTCCAATATACCGCCGCTCACGGATGAGATCACCTCTTCGGGCGATTTCCCGTCGGTGTCCTTCCAGAACGCGACCTCGGAGTAGTGAGCCATCGAGTAGGAGTTGCCTCGCACGCTGTCGTAGTTCTCGTAGGAGGCGATGGAAACGACGTTGTTTCTCGCCACCGTTCCATCCGGGTGCATCAGGATACTGTCAGAGGACGATTTTTCGTAAGGGGCGAACATGATGGGCTTGTCGCTGTCAATCGCCCACGGCTCCATCCTGCCCAGCACCTTTGTGTACATGGCCTTGATACGTTTCGAGGTGTCCTTTGTCTGTGCGAGAATGACACTGTACCAACCGACCTTCTTGAATATCTGTATCCACGCCATATAGAGCTGCGTGAGCGTGGAGCCTCCCCACTGGCGGGCTTTAAGTACCACAAGACGGATAGGCTCGCCCGCGTGACGCATCGCCTCGAACTCTGCCAGCAGCAGGCGCTGGGGATAGTTCAAGCGGAACGGCACCATCTCGCCGGACACTTTGTCTTGGATGAAGAAGAAGATAACGAAAGCGAACTCCGGGTCTTCATCGGCCCTTGCGATAATCAGGTTTTTCAACGTCGCCTCGATCATCAGGTCCTCGTCCTCGCCCTGATAGTGCAACCTGACGAATCGCTCAACGCTCCCGCAGTCGCGGATACACTGCACGAGCGGATTATTGAATACTTCCTTGGGCACGTACATGACGGGGTAGGGGAAGTCGGGTATCTCGAGTTTTTCCCGCTCGCCCCAACATCCATCGCCCGTCAGCGGGTCGTACCCGTCCAGCATGACGGCCTTCCTACGCTTATTTTCTTCTACAAGCGACTGCGGCGTTATAGACAAGTCCGACGGCATATCCTGATACGAGTGTGAGCAGGTGATAGTAGAGAGCCACGTGCGGCAGCAGGCCCGTCACGAGCGCGAACACGGAGACGATGCACATATCATCGTTTTTTCTTTTCTCGCCATACCACTGACCGATATAGGCGAACAGTAGGCCCGACAGTCCTTCGGTGGGCGTGAGGCAGGCACAAGCGCAGGCCAGCGCCAGCACGAGGGCGAAGAGAAATCTGCGCGGGGAATACTGGATACACAGCGTGGCTACCGTCATGTTGCCGGCCCAGTGAAAGAAGTTGGCATGGCACCATGGGAACAGCAGCAGGTTTGCGCTCCATCCCATGCCGGAAGAGTAGGTGTAGTGCAGGCCCAGCGACAGCGTGAGTGTACACATCATCACCATCAGGCCCTTGATAAGAATTGATTCGGTAGATTCTTGATTCATGATCGTTTGTTTTTTATCCTATAATACTTATTAATTATCGCTTGCACAGTACGAGCGCTTTCGAAAAGACGTGGCGCAGGGTGGGCCAGGGCGAGCGAGACGATAGTCAGGTAGTTGTCGTCGCGGTGGATGGCGGAGCGCTCCAGCCGACAGCATATCTCGTATAACTGCCGGTACATCTCTCTGCGGTGCGGAGGCATTCGGTTGATGCGGCTCCAGTCGCCTCTTTTGGCGCGCGACAGCGCCCGGTAGGCACTGATGGTGCCCACGTAGTATCGCCTCTGCGGCGATGTTGCCACCTTGCGGTAGACGTCATGCACGGAAAATGGTCCCTGCCATCGTGCCACCGCATCTTTAAATTGACGGACTATATCCGTCTCCATCTCGTCGAGAAAGTCCTTTGTACTACTGCTCATTTTGAAAGATTTATGTCACAAATTTACACATTAATTAGAATCATTCCAAATAATTTCCTCATTATTTTCGCGTCGTCCGTGCAAAATTGGAAAAAATGTACGCGGAATACTCCTATTTTCGCAGTAGAACAATTAAACGAGATATTTTCCTATGAAAGAAGAAGAAGAACCCAAGAAAGTGGAGGAAACGACCGCACAGCAGGCTGGAGCGGCCGCCGAGCCTCCCGCTGCCCCCTCGCCTACGCAGAAGGAGCGCTATCGCTCGCGTTACAAGGAGGCTTTTCCCGACCTCGCCGACGACGACGAGGAAGGATTATACGAACGGGCCAACGGCAATCTGGACGAGCTGGACGGATACCGCAAGAACAACGAGGCCCTGGTGGGAGCGATGGGCAAGAACAAGGCGCTCGCTGCCATGCTGTCAGCCGCCAAGGACGGACAAGACCCCTTTGAATGGCTGGCCGAGAACCTGGGCGCAGACCTCACCGAAATGGTGCAGGACAAGGAATACGCCAAGAAGATCAGCGCCGCTGCGCAGAAGTTCATCGAGACGCAGGACAAGTACAAGCAGGCGTCGGAAACGTCCTCGGCAAACTGGACGAAGTCACTCAACGACCTGAAAGCCGCAGCCGCCGACCTCGGTTTGGACGACAAAGGCGCTCTTGATCTTGCCTCCGAGGTGTTGCAGTTCGCCCAGAACGTGTTCCAAGGCATCTGCTCGGTGGACGACTTCAAACGATTCCGCGACGGAGGCCGTTACGACAACGACGTCAATGCGGCACGCGAGGAAGGCGAGGTGAAAGGACGCAACACCCGCATCAGCGAGGACTTGCGCAAGGGTGTGAATCCTGAAGGTGTTCCTCCCACACTGCCCACCGCAGGCAACCAATCACCCGAACAGAAGAAGCAGAAGAGCTGGCTGGAGGGTGTGAAATAAGTAGTATTAACAATTAAACGAGAAGAATATGAGAAATTTTTATGACTTTTTGAAGAGCCACAGAATGTTGCTGTGGAACCTCTGTCTTTTGATTCTGGCTGTCGCAACAGGCGGCGCATCCTGCATGGCCGTAGCCGCAACCGGCGAGGGAGGAGTGGTAGGTGGCGCCGACCCCGACACCAATAACATGACCGCCCCCGGCGTTAACTCCGAGGGCCAGCAGAACGCAGCGGGCCAGTCGCTGGACGGCACTGCCGCAACCGCATCGCAGGCCCGTTCAGGCGGTTTGGCTGAAGAGGAGTACGATGACATCATCGCCAAGTTCCGCCCCTTCAGATTTCCGCTCGACACAGACATCCGTCTGGAGGCGCAGCAAAAGAAGGTGAAGGGCTACGAGATCGAGTGCGTGGAATCCGGTACAACCGTGCTGGACTGCTCCACCACCAAGACCATCTCCGCAGGCGCGTCCATCACGCTGACCGCGGACAATGTGTCAGGCTCTCTCTCGATGTTCCCCGAATACAGCACCATCCTGGTGCATGGCGTGTCAGGTTACAAGGAGGGCAGTTCCACTGTCAAGCAGGGCGAACTGATGCTGTTTGTGACTCTCAACGACAAGTCACAGGTTAAGTGCGAGGCCATCAACGGCCCGGCTATCGATGGCGACGAGCAGAACGTGACCGTCCCCGAAATCCCCGCAGGTACCGACCTCTCCGTCTGCGCCAACGCTTGTTCGGAATCACAGATGGTTGTCGCTCCCGACAACTACCAGCCCCGCAAGCGCACTGTCTACCTCCAGAAGCGCATCCTGAACGTGGTTGTGACCAAGCAGTGGCTGGAACTGGCCAAGAAGTTCCCCTTCTTCATCGAGGACATCAAGAGCGACGCGCTCTTCAACTTCCGCCGCAAGGCATCGCGCTCGGCATGGATCTCCAAGCAGCGCAGATTCGTGGTGTCCAACAAGGAGACCGGCGAAGAGTATGCCTACACGCAGGAGGGTGCGCTGCGTCAGGTAACCATGTTGATGGGCGCTCCCGACGAGTACACCATGCAGTTCCTCACTGCCATCAGTATGTTCATGTTTACCGAAAACGCTGCGGGCAATACCGCACGCGCGTACTGCGGAAAGAATTTCATCAAGCGCCTGCTGGCCTTGAAGGAGGTTAAGACCTACAAGGAACTCGGATTCACCGACTATGAGAAGTTGGGTATCAAGGTACACGCTTATCAGGACAACTTCGGTACCATCGAGTTCGTGCATGACCCCACTCTGGACGACCTGGGCTATCAGGATTTCGCCTGCGTAATCGACATCAAGAACTCCCGCCGTTTCGTGGAGGAGGAGAACAAGGAATACACCGTTGATCTGGACAAGGGCGTAGGCGACGTTCGCGAGGCAAAGCGCTACGTAACCATCCAAGCCGACGCGCTGACGCTCCGCGGTTACAACTCTCTGTTGGTTGGCCCGAGCGACAAGTTGGAGGCCATGAACATCGCCGACGCTGCCACCAGCGTGGAGATGGTGTCCGTCCTGCCCGCCAACCCGTCTAACGGCCAACTCGTGTTCCTGACCGCCGCAAGCGGTGATTTGGAGGCTGACAAGGCTTACAAGTACGACGCTGCCGCAGGCAAGTGGGTAGTTTACGAGGGTGCGGTTTCCGTGGCTTAAGTAAGAGTTTAGCGATTCTATTGTATAACCGGGGGAGTGGGGCGGTATCCCCGCTCCCCTTTTTCTTTTAAATGATATGGCAAGAAAAGTATACGTGACAAATTACTCCAAGTTGAGCATCACGCTGTCGCACGCAGGCGTCAGCGCAAACGTCACATTCAACAACGGACGCATGGGCGACGGCATCAAGGCCAAGTTCATCACCTCCGACCCTTTCCTCCAGTACCTGATTGAGCATGATTCGCGCTACGGCCATCTGTTCACTCTCCTGCGCACCTACGAGGACGACGCCCCGAAGGCCAAGAAGCAGGAGGCCGAGAAGAAGAGCCTTAAGGCAGTGGAGAGCGTGCGCGACCTTGCGGACGCCATCGACTACCTTGCTGAGCAGGGCCGTCAGGTCAAGACGCGCAAGCAGGCGCTCACGGTGGCCAGCGAGTTAGGCATCACATTCCCCAATCTTAAAGACTGACGGATATGGTAACGATGACAGCCGACCAGATAGTGGAGCAGGTGCGCCTGAAAATCGACGAGATAGGCGCCAACGACAGCGACATGGTGGACGTGGAGAAGGACGACAGCGAACTGGACAGCATCATCCGGGCCGTAGCCGCCGACGCTTACCGCCTCGTCATGCTGGGCGCTGACGTGCATCTGCTCGAGGGCACGAACGACAGCGAGGGCCTCACCATCGACGCCAATACGCTCGTGGGAGAGAAAACGCTGCCCGACGACTTCCTAAGACTGGTGAGCGTGCGCCTTTCCTCGTGGCTCTCGGCAGCCTCGGAGGTGATCGAGGAGGACAGCGCGGAGTACCGGATGCAGTCCGACCCGCTGACCTGCGCGACCTACCAATGCCCCAAGGCGGCTCTCGTCATTAACTCAAAAGGCAAGAGGGCGCTCGAACTGTACAAGGCGAAGGAGGCCGACGACACGCTGCGCCACTTCGTGTACGTGCAAATCCCCTCAGCAGGGGCGACAAGTTACAATGTGCCCAACGCGCTGAAAGAGGCGCTGACGTGGTACGCGGCGGGGCTTACCCTCGTGGCCGTGCGCGACAGCAACTCCGACAAGTGCCTGGAGGTGGCAAAAGGTTTAATGGGTTATTCAGGAGATTGATATGGCAGACAGCATCATAAATTACGCTAAGGGCATCACCCGCTCGCCCTCCGACTTCCTCTCTACGGACGGGGAACTCGAAGAGTGTGTGAACCTGGAAGTGGTGGACGGGGAACTGCGCACGGCCGAGATGCCGGTGGCGGTGACGGGCCTCTCGCTCAATACGGGCGAGATAATCCAGTACGCCATGACTACCGAGAGCGGCCTGCACTGCTATATCACACTCACCGAGCAGCAGCTGAGCCAGTCCACAAGGACTTACACGCTGGGCGCGGTATCCAAGGAGATGGGGCGCTTCTCGCTGAGCAAGGTCTACACCTCCAAGCCACGGCACATCCTATCCATGGGCAATATCCTGATTGTCTACCTCGCAGACAGCGTGGAGTACTTCATATACAAGAGCGGTGACTTCTCGTATATCGGCAACAAGATGCCGGAGCTCGACATCGCTTTCTCGCTCACCGGCAAGCTGGAGTACGAGAGTTACACCATGGAGGGCGTGGACTACATCGAGGACAACGATATGCGTATGCCTGATTTCAGCAGCGACAACGCAGGCAACACCGCGCAGGCCGTGATGGGCTACGTAAACAAGTTTATCAACGAAAAGGCGCTCTCGGAGGGGTATTTCATGTACCCGTTCTTCATCCGATGGGCCTACCGCCTCTTTGACGGCACGCACACCCACCAGTCGGCTCCCATCCTGATGCTGCCAACCACCTTCGCCGCGCCGCTCAGTGGCCTTAAAGCAGACGGCAATGTCAAGAAACGCACCACATTCCCCATCTACGTGGCGTCCTACCTTGCGGAAATCGTGGCGAACATCCCAAGCGACCAACTCTCGGAGCTGAATGACTGGAGCGACATCATCATGGGTATCGACTTCTATGTCTCGCCGCAGTTCTACACCTATGACGAATCCGACAGCGGGCTGATGATGGACTACAAGAACATGGCTAACGGCAGCGAGGACACCTATTACAAGAAGAGCCAGATTCTCGGATACGTGAAGAACGTGACGGGAGGAGGCTTCATAGGCGTGTACAACCTCTACGACTTCACGTCAAAGGCGGTGACCGACTTCGGCAATTACACCTTCACGCTGCCTATCAAGGACATGGAGAGCGAGGTGTACAAATCCATCCGCGAGCAGTCGAACTTCTATAAGTACGCCTATCTTGAGCTCTCGGAATTGAAGTCGGTCGACAACCACCTGAAGGAATACGGGCTGGAGAACACGTCCAACGACATCATCCTGCAACAGACCACGATGGACGACGACTACCTCACACATGACGTGATCGTGCCCGACAGTGCCCTCGTCTACAACAAGCGTCTGAACATATCCAGCATCCGCAGGAACGTGTTCAATGGGTTCTCGCCAAGGGCGATGATGCAGTATACCGAGCATATCGACGCCATGTACAGCCACTTCTCGACATGGCAGGCGGTCGTCACCATGGACGGCAACAGACTTGTATCGGACGCATACAAGGTGGCTCCCTACGCTCCCTATCTGTTCTACCCCAACGCGGATGCACAGACCATGATGCTCGTGGACACCGCGGCGAAGGATACCTATATCCAAGTGGCCCTGAAAGAGCATACCGGCTTGAACGGCGCTTACTACTTCGGAGGTTTCGACCAACTTGTGCCAACGACCGTCAGCGGGAACAACTACGTGCCCAGTTCGGTCAGCAGCGTATGGAGCGACGAGCCGAACTCCCTTTGGCTCTCGGAGGTGAGCAATCCCTTTACCTTTGACATCAACGGAATGTACACCGTGGGCAACGGCGACGTGATAGCCATCTCCAGCCTGGTAAGGCCGGTCTCGCAGGGGCAGTTCGGTGAATATCCCCTTATCGCGTTCTGTACCGACGGCAACTACGGCCTGAGAGTGAGCGACGAGGGCTATTACACCAACATCAGCCCCATGCAGGAGGACGTGGCGCTCTCGCAGGAGCAGATAACCAACATGGAATCGAGCATCCTTGTCGTCACGCAGAAGGGAATCATGCAGACCAACGGCAGCGAGATAACGCCCTTGTGCGCACAAATGGACGGACGCAGCAAGCCCGTGCTGGAGAACGCCCGCAAATCATCGTGGGAGGTGCTGATAGGCTATGCCGAGGACGCGGAAGGATTCCTGTCCTACGTGCGCGGAGCGAGAATGGCCTACGACTACGCCAGCGACAGAGTGCTGGTATACCGCCCTGACAAGACGTACTCCTACCTCGTCCGCATGGACACCAAGGCGGTGACGAAACTCGTGATCGGGGAGGGCGAGGCGATTCAGACGCACGTAATCGACTACCCCGACGTAATCCTGCAAACCGACAAGGCGCTCTACTCCCTCTACGAGAAGGAGGACGTGAACGACCTCGACGCACGCAGGCTGGGATTCGCCCTTACCCGGCCGCTCACGCTGGGCTCCCCGCTCATACACAAGGTGGTGGAGCGGGTGAAGAACCTATGGAGCAGGATGGACGAGGGTAGCAGCGTAAAATACGCACTCTACGGCAGCAACGACAACCTGACGTACCACCGCTGCGTCTCGCGTTTCGGACATCCGTGGAAGTATTATAAACTGGCCGTATACACCGATATGCTGCCCGGAGAAAGTCTTTCGGGGACACAGATAACGAGCAGCACACGGCGCAGCCATAAACTGAGATAGTATGAGCCTGAAAAAAATGACACCCAAGCAGCTCACGGTGTTGAACACCGACGGGAGGGCAGCGTCCGCATCATCCTCGGTGCGGTCCGTCTCGGCACGCGGCTCTTCATCGGTGAACAGCGGGTCGGGCCTATCTGACGCGCAGGTGTCGCAGACGGCTACCGAGATAGCGTCGGCGCTTTTGGAGGCGAACAACACCAAACTGCTGTCCGAGATAGCGCAGAAGTACCTTAGCAGGCTGAACAACGACCTCGCCGCCGGCCTTATCTCCTTCAAGAAAGGATGGGAGACCAGCGGATTCGTGCGCTCGCTCTACGCGGGCAAGGGAGCAGGCACGGACGCATCGGGCAATATGGAGGTGGAATCCCTGAGAGTGCGCTCGTACATGGAGGTGCTGGAACTCATCGTGAACCGGCTGTCGGCCATCGAGGGCGACCAGATTCTCACGGAGGCGGACACCATCGAGAGCGTGGACGATTTGGGCGACAGCTGCTACGGCCTTCACCTGAAATCCAAGTGGGAGGGCTACTTCACGGCGCAGAAAGAGGGCAACGTGCTGAAGGGCATCATCAACACCCTCGCATCGGGCAGCGGAACCTACTATACCTCATGGCTCCGCGTGAACTCGGTGAACACGGCGAAGAACTACATCGAGGTGACACTCTACCCGGACGAGGACACCCCAGCGGGCAAGAACTACCCTCCCTGCGAGATGATGAACATAGCGCGCTGGGGCAACCAGACGGACGAGACGCGCCAGTCGTGCCTCTATCTGTCCAGCACCGAAGGGCGCATCGTCAAACTCATCAACGTGACAAAGCCTATCATCGACGACCAGAACTACGGCATCGTGTTCGGCACCGTGCCAGACTTCCTGAAAGAGGACGTGCGCATAGACCCGCGACTCGACTATCTATATGCCGCTGGCGTGGTCTGTCAGGACTTCGTGCAGATAGACTACAACGGGGAGCCTATCCCGGTGTATGTGGACAGAGGGCAGTTCGTGCATGGCATGACGGTGCGATGCCGCTCGTACAACGAGAACGGGCAGTACGAAATATCGGACGTTTGGCATATGGGCTGCAAGTGGCGGTGCATGAAAGACCTGACGGAAGAGGCCCCCGCATGGAACTCGACCGACTGGGCCATGATTGAAGGCAATCCTGACTTCACTGTAGAGTTTGAAGAAATGGAACAGTTGTATGATATTGACAACTTTGAGATGCCTCTTACCATTCTCGCAAAACTCTATAACATCGACGTGACGGACGACATCCTCGACAGCGACGTGGAATGGACCCGGTATTCGGAAGACGCCGACGGCAATCCGAGAACCGCGTCTGACAATGTGTGGGCGCTCGAACATTCCGGCTACGGCAAGGCGGTGACGATAACTTACGACGACCTTGACGCATCCACTTCGTCCGGGTTCCCGAAGAAGGTGGTGTTCACGGCCACAGTGATTTTACGTGACGGGATGGGAGAGGCCGCGGCTACGAACAGTGTATCGACAAGTATGTTTTAAAATAAAATGACAATATGATAGTAAGTAAAGGTTTTACGCTCAGCTACACTCCGCTTACAGTGACTGCCACCATAACGGTGGATAACACCGTATCGGACAATCAGGTGTACAACTCGTTCGTCAACGAGTACATACCCGATTACACGGTCGTGCCGCTCATCCTGAAGCCGAACGTGAGTATCATTGACAAGGACGGCGTACTCTCAGACGGGAATGTGAACGCGAGTCTTGCAAACATAACATGGACGGAAGTTATCGGCACCACGAGCACGGTAATCACGTCGTCTACTGATGGGTACGAGCTTGTTTCATCCGGTGTAGGCAACGGAACACTCCGTGTGAAGAAGAATCTCAGTCCTGACACTACCGCGACACTGAAGTTCTACGCAGAGTATACGGATTCCCGTACCGGTCAAGTCTACAAAATTAATGCGAGCTACCTTCTCAAATGTGATTCGTCCAGCAAGGGATTGCCCGAACTTGAACTCGATATTGACCCGGCTCACTTCTACAACCCCTTGCGTGATACGGAATCAATCAAGGTATCCGCACAGTTGTATGTGGACGGAGGTATCTGTCCGGCGTCGTACAGAGCGTTTACGTGGGATATATCACGCGACGGTAAGACATTCTCGACCATCGGCTCGAGTAAGTTACACTACTATATTTCCATATCGAGCGACAAGACGTATTGCACGGTCAATCAGAATCTGATGGGAGAGAAATTCATCCTGCGTTGCCGTGCGCAGTATGACGAGGACGGAACCCCGTCAAACGATACGCTGTCTGACGCATCGCCGTGCAAGATGATTACTTTCACACGTCTTATCCCGAAGTATGATGTGGATATTGTGGGCACGTCAAATATTCCGGCAGGTGTATCTTCCATTAAAGTGGATTTAAACATAAGGGATGCGAAGAACGTGATTACCGACTACCAAAAGGTGTTCCAGCCCGTATGGTACGGCAACGAGCAGAACTCTTCGTATTCTGCCACTCCTACAACCGTAAGAGGCTATGGAAGTCCGTGTACGTTATCCACCTCATTCGTAAACAAGACGTATGGAAGCGTTATCGGTTGCGACCTTGTAGACAGAGGCCCTATGGCCGCATTGCTTGACGATTCAGGCAATATCATCACTGACGACAGTGGAAGTATTATAGTTATCAATTAACAGTTAAAAAAAATAGAATTATGGCGATTAATTTTCACGCAAAGGTAAACAAGAAGGTGTGGGAGTTTCAAAACTTCGCACCGAACGACCGTTTCCAGTGTAAGGATGGAACTTACATCCTTTGGCAGGCGGATTTGGTGAATATCGGCTCTAAGCTCGGTATGACGATTGGGACTGACTATACTAAGTTTCTGTCAGACGTGTGCGAACAGGTTGGCGGCGTACTGCTCACGCTGGCTGAAGCGAAGGAAGAACAGGACAATCCAAAAAGAACGCTCCCCAAGGCACTTGACGAGCGTTTCGTTATCGAGATGTCAACGTCTTCTGTGAGCGAGCCTGATGAAGAATCTCCGACTGACGAAGAGTCTGCCGCAGAGGACGAATCGGATGGCGACGCTTCCGGGACCGTTGATTCCGAACAGGAGAAAGAAAGCCCCGAAACAAAGGAGGATGAAGTATGAGCACCGCTTCAGCATCAAGAGAGATTAAGTACCTGAGAAAATCGGGTACTTACATGGTTTCCATTGTATCAAGCGCAGGAGACCTGTTTCAGGAATACTCCGGAGATGCCGGAGACAACGCTACGGTAAAGCCAGACTGGACAAACTATGAGGATGCGTACAAACCCATCCTTGAGTTCCTGTGCGTATCGTCGCGCGTGGCTACTGGCGAAGTAACGCTGACTGACTCGCAGATTCGTTGGTTTATGAACGGTACCGAAATTGAGTTCTCTTCCGGAACTTCAACCGGCACATTTGCCGGATTGTTCAAGAAGACAACGTCGAACGGGCGACAGGCCTTGAAGATTATGAAGAATATAGCGAGCGCGGCCGGGTGGGCTTCGGCAACCATCAAAGCGGTCGCTACCGTAATCAGCGGCACGTCGTCAGACACGCTGCAGGCGACCTATACGATTCCAATCAGCCAGCGTTCAGGAGACTCGTACAAGATTACCATCTCTGCAGGCGACGCGAATAACTTTGTCATCAATTCAAAAGGAGGTTCGTGCGTCCTGAAAGCGAACGCCTATCTGAACGGCGACCTTATTGACTCAAGCACACTGACGTACAAATGGTACAAGCTCGTAAATGCGTCGTGGACGCAGATTACCGGATTGGCAACCACGGCTCAAACGTACACAGTCAAGGAAGCGGATATTGACACTTACGCCGAGTTTAAGGTTGAAGTGTTTACGTCCGGTTCTTCAGACGCTATAGGCTCTGATGTACAAGGTGTGACTGACTCTACCGACCCGTACATGATTCAGCCTAATCCTTCTCCTTCTGACGAGACCATCGAGGAAGGTTCAGGCGACTCTGTCGTGTACGAACCAAGGGTGGTCAACCGCTCAGGTACCGCTCTGTCGTCACAGCCAAAGTTCGACTTTGCGGCTATGGACGCTTGCGGAGGATACAAGAAGAGCGATACGAACGTGGCGAAATTCGAGGTTACTGAAGCGATGTGCGTGGCAGCCGGCGGCGACATAACGCTGGTCATAACATCTAAAGATTTCTGATTATGGCTACGTGTTCTGTTGTCACAAGTGTAAAGTACACGCGCAAAGGCGAGGACGGTCGTGGTGTCGTGCAACAGCTGCAATACTGGGCTATCAGTAACAGTAGCGTAACGGCGCCTACGTATCCGTCAAGCGCCGCATCGGCACCTTCGTCAACAATATGGAGCACGTCAACGGTTACTCCTACAAAGGCGAAGCCTTATGTTTGGACCTATACACGTATCCAGTGGACGTCTGGAACCACGTGGACCATGACCACTCCGGCGGTGATTGCGATACGAGGCAATGACGGAGCGAAGCTTAGAGGCATCTATGACTTCTCCGGCGTTGATTCGAGTTACATACTGTATTCGGGCAATGACGGCGAGGAATGGTATGACGTGATTAAGTACAGCTCTCAATACTGGAAGGTTAACGTCACTGGTGCAAAAAGCAAACTTGGGACCCCTTCGTCAAGCAACTCGAACTATGTCCTGTACACGAAGTTTCAGTTTATGGCGACAAACTCTCTCGTTGCAGACTCCATCGTGATGGAGAAGGACGGAGAGATTCTGTTCAGGGCAGAGGACGGAACCGTGGAGTGTAAGACGGGAGTGTTTGAGAATGTGGACGTGAGTGGGGCTATTACAGCGAATACGCTGGACTTAGCCATAGACAAATCGTTTTACCTTGTTAGTTCAGGTGCTACGATTATCTTGCCGGCATTGACTTCCGGTTTCGCAAGAGAGATTACCGTAGTGACGAGACAGGACTACCTTAACGCCAATACGACGCTTACATTTAAGGGAGAGACCCCGAACGTCAGAATAGGAACACCTACGTATGATTCTTCATCTGTAACAAACCAGATAACTACCGGAACGGGCGTATTTAAATGTATCGGATATTATTACAATAGCTACACGTATTGGTTTGTCGCACGACTAACCATTGCGTCAACAATATCCACTTCATAAATTAAAACTAAAGAATTTTATGGCAGAAACAACAACAAACTTAGGAAAGAAGACAGTGGTAACAACGCTGTCAGACAGCCAGCGCGTCGTATTGACAGACAGTAACGGCGCAGTGAACTCCATCACTGGAGATAATCTGAGAACGTATATTCAGAACGGAATCAGTCCGAGTATGATTTACGACAATATCCTCATCGCTTTTTGCGAAAGTGATGCGTATATGCGAATGGTACATCTTGACGATTGGGTCAAGAATAGCCTTGATAGTACGAAAACGGCTACGGGCGTTGTGGTGTCGGAAGGAGGCAAAGTCCTCGTTGTGGCTCCTACCGGAGCTGCGCTCAAGTGGTCGAGCGCAGCGGTAACCGGAGGCGGAGTGATGACTACCGATAGAACGACGGCCATTAGCGATTGGGCAGGAAAGTCAAATACGGCAGCACAGATCAAGCACTCGGAATGTTCGGGCGAGGACTACGCACCCGGATTCTGTTATAACTACACGCGCCTCAACTCATCCGGTCATGGTATCGGCGCTGGTCAATGGTGGCTTCCCTCCAGCGGTGAACTGAATATGATTTGGAATCATATCAATGGCATCAACTATGCCCTCTCGCTCATCAGCGGCGCGGAGCAGATTCCGTGGGCATGGCACTGGTCGTCGACCGAGTACACGTCCAACTACGCGTGGCGTCAGCATTTCCTCGCCACTAACGGCAATCTGGGCTACGGTACCAAGGCCTCGTATACGCTTCAGGTGCGGCCGGTTTCAGCATATAACGCCGTTTAAGGCGTTTCTTTAAGGCTTTAGCCTTTCACTTCGCTCCTTTAAGAGCGAAGTACGCCCCGCCCCTTTGGAGGGCGGGGCGTTTTCTACTCAGGATAACATTCCTCTTTATTATACGATTCGTCAAACTGCGATAAGGTTACATAGATGTTAAACGCATCCAGTTCCTTTACCTCGATTATTTTGTACTTGCCAAGTACGAGCTGCATAAATTCGGTCAGTTCACTGTAGCCTGAACCGCTTTTTAATAGCAATATATTCATAATTGCCTCTTATATAAATGAAATTAAACAATCTTTTATCTATCTCGTTCAAATATTTTCTGCGTATAGCATAGTTGTTGTGCTGCCTGAGGAATCCGAGATACGAATTGACGGACAGCACGGCATGATTTATCTGCGTGACGGACTGCGCCCTGTTCAGCATCCTGATGGCGTTCACGAAAGAGCTTACGGTGCGGCCAGATGAATATGTGCGGCCCGGCTTGACGACGCCTCCCGTGAACTTCACCCCTTTCTTATAATGTTGGAGGTAGAATTTCTTTTCGTTAAGTTCCACTCCGAGTTTAGCGAGCTCGGAGCGTATCTTCGGAACAGCGGAGAGCAGAACGTGTTTATCCTCGTGCAGCATATAGATGTCGTCCACGTACCTCCCGTGATAGGGCGTAATCTTGTCCACGAACCAATCCAAATCGTTCAGATAGAAATTTGCGAATATCTGGCTGAACAGATTCCCTATGGCAATACCCTTGCCTTTCTCGTTACGGAAGAGTGTCTTATGATCAGGGAGGGCGTCGAACATCCACTGTGGGGAGTGCTTGTGGCAGTCGAGCTGCGGCTCGTGCATGATAACAAGCCTACAAAGGTAACGCAAATCGTCCTTATCGCTTTCATCATGATACATATCCACGACAAACTTGTCGATAAGGTCAGCCATAAGCTTTTTATCTATAGCCATAAAGAATCCCTTCAAATCCAACTTCATCACCCAACAATCACGTGTATAACACGCTGAACAATCCCGTATGTCCTTCTCCAGTTGGCGGATGCCGTACAGCTGGCCTTTCCCTTTGCGACAGTTGAAGGTGCGATCACTGAATACAATCTCAAAGAGCGGCTCCAGCCGCAGCGCGATATAATGGTGTATCACGCGGTCTCGGAAGTCAGCGGCGAATACTTCTCTTAATCTCGGCCTTGTGACAACAAAGCAGATAGAGGTGGATAGCGTGTAAGTCCTGCTATTTATCGCATCGGTCAGCGCAACCACGTTGTGTATCCAGTCGAGCGAGAAACGCATCGCGCTTTCTGTACCTCTTTTATGTCGTAGACAATCGTGGTACGCCTCCATAACATCCCCAACCTCTACCATACTGCTGTTGTTTCTAAAATCCATCCCTGATGTGCTGAAACCGGCCGCACCTGATTCGTATTCGTTGCCTTGGTATTGTAGTTCAGATTGCCGTTAGTGGCGTTGAAATTCTGATTCCACGCGTTGTTGGACGTGTACTCGGTCGAATGAGCCAATATCTTGTCCTTCGCCTTGAATGAAGGCTTGGCTCCCATATTAGGAATGAATTTGTCTATCGGTAAAACCATAGTCTTATCCGTTTTACTTCAACTCCTTTGAGGAACGATTCTCAAAGGAGTTCTTTAATGCTGCACTCTGCCGGGATATACTATCCAGCAGTCTGATTATCCTTTCTCCTTTCCTTGTGCCGTACAGCCACCTATTGCCAATGGCCAATGTTACAAGCACTTTCAGCGTTTCAAGATTCGCAATCAGATTGTCCATCTTCTCCACGCAGGAGGGGTTGTTAGACGTGTAAGCGTCCGCGAAGTCCGTCAGCATACGGATGGCGCACCGCTGTATCTCTGCGCCTACCACGTATCTTGCAGATTTCGGAAAGTTGTCTGTAGCCTTTACGGCTACTTCCAACAACTCGTTAAGACTGTTATACAGTCTTGTTGTAATCAGTTTCTTCGCCATACAAAACTTCTACAAAATCATCGCAAAGTTACAAAAATAAACAACGCAATCCTATAAAATTCCTGATTTTTAAATTGTGATAGCAAGAAAAATCCCGTCCGCGATTCACATCGGAGACGGGGAACAAAATAATCGTATCTTTGCGGATAAATTATTATATGTATTATATGGAAAAATAGTTCTGCTTATTGATAGTTGCCGCCAAGCAACCGGGTCGCCTGAGCCACCTTGTCGGGGTTCGCTCCGATTTGCTGCGCATACTGCTGGGCGAGCGGTTGCTGTCCGTCAGCCGGGGCTATACCTTGCTGCACCTGCTGGGCGCGCGTATCCAAGTCCTGCAGCAGTTTGTCACCGAATGGGTAGTTACCGTAACGCAGCACGTCGCGGATGTCGATGGCCCCGCCGGAGTTCTGCCACATCTGCGTCAGCCACTCGTTCACCCTCATCTGGTAGACGGGGGACGCCACACTGTCCTTGATGGATACAAAGTATTCCACGTCGCGCACGGCGTTGGCGTTGTAGCGGGTGATCTTGTTCTTGTCGTGCGAGCCTACGCTGATATAACGGCCGTCCTCGTAGAACTGCTGCATCATCTTCACCTTCTTCTTCGCCAAGTCCTCGGAAAAAGAGGTGAACTTCTTCAGCAGTGCCGCCAAGGAGGTGGTTGCGTTCTGCGTCTCCTGAGCGTAGCGCGACGCCGACGTGCCTGCCGATGGAGTGCGACCTTGCAGCGCGCCCTGCACCGAACTCACTCTGTCGATGAGCGAGAGCTGCATCTGCAGCATTTCGCTCACGCCGATATTCGTAGCGTTGGAGAAGAGTACATTGGGCTTCAGTTCGGGTTTGCCAAGGCGGTCGTCGTAGACAATCATGCCGTCGAAGGAAGTCGCCTCGCGGTAAAATTCCTCGTTTGTCATCCCGTCGGGAATGCACGACTTAGGCACAATCCACACGCCTTTAGCCGAGGTGCGCATCATGAAGTCATTGATGATGTTCAGGCGGTTAATATAGCGCTGCTGGTCGATGAAGGTTGACACGAACGGATGAATCTCTCCGTTCACGAACGGATAGAGCCGCAGCGTATAGGGATGCGAGCGGTGGTAGTAAGGGCTTTCCCCCTCCAGAAGTACGTGTGCCGACGGGGTGAGATACTGGTAATACCAATAATTGTCTATCACCTTCTCCGCCACGATATAGCAAATGTCGTCCTCCTTGATGCCGTATTCTGCGGCAAGGGCCGCGCGTCGCCTGTTTTCCCTCTCCACGCTGCCGATGTCCTCCAGCTCAATCTTGTAGCGGTCGCCGGAGTTGGTATCCCAGCAGCGGTAGCGTTCCTTCACCTCCTTTGTCCATATCTCGTAGACGCGGTATTTCGAGGGGTCGGAGGTGGAGTAGAAGGACACGTTATGCAGGTTGTTCTTCTCGTTGAGTTGGTGGGAGGACGGCGTGTCGTCATAGAAGAGCGCCCGCGTTCCCTCGCCGCCCTTGTACATACGTTCCAGGTCCTCCACGGTCAGCCCGCTCTTTTTCGTGACGAAGGTGGATAGCATCGTTCCCCAATCGGCATCGTGCATCTGCCCGATCATCGTCAGGTCGTTGTTGCGTGGGTCGGAGCCTCCTTCCCATGCGAGGAAGTACGGGTTTTGCAGGTCGGTGTACGTATCCAGCACATCATCGCGGTACTCGTAGGTCTCCCGTCCGCAGGCGGCGCCTGAGATGCAGAACTCCTCGATACCCGTGGTGAGCAGGTCACCCATCTTGTTGATCTGCCAGTTGCATTGCAGGGCCGTGGACATCATGTCGCCGGCCGACTGGTCTTCCCGGTTGCGGGCATAGCATACCGGTTCGGTATCCTGATTGGCATAGATGCCCGTCACCGCATTCAGCAGAGGGCGCATCACGTTGTTCACGAGTGGGATATTGCCCTTCTCGATGATATAGTCCTTTTCTTTGATGGTCTTGTTGCCGTAGGTGATATAGTCGCTCCACTGGTCGCCGTACACGTATCTGAGTGCCCGGTCTCTTTCCTCGCGGAACTGGCTCAGGTTCGACCATGCCGTGTAGAAGCGCATGAGCAGTGCGGGGTTCTCCTTCCCGTACGTCTCGTGCCTGCGTGCCACGCTGTCCGTGGCGGCCTTCGCCGTTACTCGTCGTCTTGAATGTAGTTTCATATTGTTATGTTTTGCGGCAAATATCGCAAAAAGGACTGCAAATCATTTCCAATTCTGCACGGCCGTGCAATTTTGGAAAGAAAGAGCCTGAAAAATGGCTTACTTCGCAGAAAAAGAACAGACAATGGAGATTACAATAACCAAGAGCAACATCGTGGAAAAGGCGAAAGCCTACGTGGGCGTGTTCGCACGCTCGGCCACGGACGAGAACGGCAACTCGCTGTACGACCTGCTCCGCATCGAGGACCGTGACGACGAAGTGGTGCAGCTCATGTACAACGACGCAGTTGGCATCGTGCTGGAGGCTATGGGCGACTACGTATCCTCCAAGAGCGACGGAAAACTGGGGATAAGCCAGCCCCCTCGCTCCAACGACTGCCTTTTTGCTGACGTCGGCAATATGGTAGAACTGGCTTTGGTAAACCGCATCGCGGCACTTTGGATGGAACTCAAATACCCCCAAAAGGCCGAGCAGTTCAACCAGTCGGTGAAGAGTGCCATGGAGGGTGCGCGAAACAAGATGTTCACCAAGGAGCAGCCCAAGCGCAAGACCTTCGGCAAGGTGTCGGAATGAGAAATATACAATTACAATAAAAACGAGACATTATGGTAATAGATTTCAGTTTAAGTAGAGGTGACATCGTTCTCCGGGCGAAGGACGACACCTATCTGTCGGCCCGTGCGGCCCTCGTGGACCAGACCGGCAACAAGGACGCCCGCTATGAGATGCAGGCCGACGAGCGCGACACGCACGAGCGCAAGCTGCTCTCTTCCCTGAAAGATGCCGTCAGCGGTATCAAGGCCGAACTCAACGAGTACCTGATTTCAGGTGACGTGGACGACGAGAGCGACACAATCAATTTCTCCATCAACGTGAGTGATTCCTTCCGTTCCTCGGAGCGTCAGGGCGCCATCGCCACGCTGTGCGAGAACTACATCACCAAGCGGGTCATTTCCGAATGGTGGGTGGCTAACTATCCGAGTTTCGCCGAGAGTTACGTGGCGCTGACCCAGCAGGCGCTGGACCATCTTAAGCGCGCGTTCTACTACAAGGGCGAGGCAGTCAAGAAAGAGTATAACACCACCAAGTCATGATGGAACTGAAAGTGACACTCAGCAGGGGCGACCTCGTTCTTCGCGCCAAGGACGAGACGTACCTTGCCGTGCGTGCCTACCTCGTGGACCAAACGTCCAACAAGGACGCGCGTTACGAGATGCAGGCTGACGAGCGCACCACGCACGAGCGGAAACTCCTTGCGAGCATCCCCTCCAGCGTGGCGCGTTTCAAGTCGGCGCTCTACCGCTATACGGTGGCGGACACCCTCTCCGAGGATACGGATTCCTTTGACGTGACAGTGGAGGTGAGCGACCGCTTCCATTCCGAGCGCAAGGACGACATCGAACGCCTGATGGGGGAGTTCATCTACCGGAACATGGTATCCGAATGGTGGGAGGCGAACTATCCGCAGTCGGCAAAGCCCTATAAGGACAGCGCCACGGACGCGGTGGGCAACCTGCTGCTGCTGCTCTCGCTTGCCTACCCGGTCGTCACGCACGACCGCAGCGCAGGCTACGAGGAGACACGCAGGGGCTACGAGGTGTTGCTGCGCCTGCCCCGTCAGGAGATACTGGACGACATCCACTCCGAGATACTTTCCGTCTCGCTGGCCCGGAGAAGCGAGAGCGGCGTGCCCGACACGGCCATGCAGACCGACGAGCTGCACGCCCAGGAAGCGCTCCTCCGTTCCGTATGGCACCACGTGAACGCCGTATCCCTCCGTCTTATCGCCTACAACATGGAGGTGGAGGAAACGGAGGACGAGACGAAAGAGGGCGAGGAGCCGCGAAAGGCTTACAGGATCACCTTCTGTATGCCTTACTCGTGGAGACCGAACTACGCCCCGCAGATGGTGGACGCCATGCACCGCTATGTGGTGCGCAAGTGCGTGGAGGAATACCTCGCTCCCTTTGACGCAAACCTCGCCCAGATATACGCCCAGCGGGCCTATGACGACAGCGAGGACGTGAAGATGTTATTAACCCTGAGGAAGCCCGGATTGTCGAGGCGTCCTCTGCAGCCTTTTTAGAATATGGCCCAACAGAAGGGAATACAGAAGGTGGCCGGCTCGGGACGTGAGGCCGGCACCAAGAACAAGGCGAAGAAACGGCTGCAAGAGTGCATCGGTATGCTGCTCGAAGAGAAGTTCGACGAGTTCAGCCTGCGTATGTCGCTCCTTAAGCCGAGTGAATACTGCCGCACCTACGTGGACTTGCTTAAGTACAGCATACCCGCCAAGCAGGCTGTGGCGTTCAAGGACGAGACCGACGAAGGCAAGCGCAGGGCCTACGACCTGCTCATCCAGTTGCGCAAGGGGCTTATCAAGGATTTGCCCGGCGAGATACCGCCTGAGGACGCGGAAGAAGAGAAGGAGGGATAGCGTATGGACGGAGTTGTTGCGAAAGACCTGAGCCAGATCGGCGTGGTGGCTATCATCCTCTTTGTGGAATACCTGCTGGTGTTGCTGGCCGTTATCTCCGACCTTTGGTCGGGGGTGCGGAAAGCCAAGCAGAGGGGAGAGGCGCGCACGTCATACGGATTCAAGCGCACGGTGGATAAGCTGTGCAAGTATTACAACCTGATGATTGCGCTCACCATCCTCGACTGTATGCAGATTGTGGGGATATGGTACATCGACCAGTATTACGGATATTCCTTCCCCGTGTTTCCCATCGTCACACTTATAGGGGCGCTCTCCATCGGCATGATCGAGGTGAAGAGCATCTACGAAAAGGCCGACGAGAAGGTGAAGGACGATTACCACCAAGTGGCGGCGCTGCTTGCCGAACTTGCCAAGAACCGCAAGGATACCGACAAACTGCACGACATGGTGGAGAACTTTTTAAACGAGAAGAAGAATGAAAGCAAGTGAACGACTTATCAGCAAGATTAAGAGTGTGGAGTTACTGCGGCTTGACGCATATCTCGACCTCAAAGGCGGAGTGTGGACTATCGGCTGGGGACATACCGGCGGGGTGAAGAAGGGCGACCGCATCACCTCGGAGAAGGCCGACGAACTGCTTGCCAAGGACGTGGCTGTAGCGGAGAAGGCCGTGAACGCCCTCTCGCTCGACCTGAACCAGAACCAGTTCGACGCGCTCACCGACTTCGTGTACAACGCGGGGGAAGGGGCCTTGAAGAAGTCCACCCTGCTGAAACGTATCCGCGAGGGCGCCGACACGCTCGTCATTCAGTCGGAGTTCCGCAGGTGGGTCTATGCCGCAGGGAAGAAACGGCAGAGCCTTATCGACAGAAGGGAGTGGGAGGCCCAACTGTATGCGGAATAAGCGGCTGATGGCGCTGTGCCTGGGTTGGGTATGGCTCGTCATACTGATAGGGCTTGCCGAAGGGTGTACATCCGTGCGTTACATCCCCGTGGAGAATACCACGGTGGAGACGGTGGACGTGCATGACACCTCCGTGGTGGTGAAACTCGTGGAGAGCCACGACACCATCGCCGCACCCGACACCGTGTCCCACCTCGTGAACCTCTACGCGGATTCATGGGCAAGATGGGAGGGCGGTCTGCTGCATCACTCCCTGAACATCCTTCCCGGAGCGTGCATGGTGGTGGAGGTGCCGCAGTACATGACAAGGACAAGGACCGTCACGAAAAACAAGATAGTGGAGGTTGAGAAGAACCTGAGTAAAAGACAGAGGGCGCTCATAGGAATGGGGAAAGCGCTCCCCGTGAGCGTCTTTGTGAACATCGCGCTGATAGCACTCATTGTGTGGATGCGCAAGAAATCGGGCGGTCTGTGAAAGGGGTGAGCAGAAAAAGTCGGTGAGTAGAAGCACCGACTATAAATAAACATTCCAGCTCAAAACGATGGCATGGATAAGTTGTTGCAATCTATAAACAACTTATCCGTGCCATTTGTTCATCAGGTACGGCCGATATTGGCCGCAACCAATCTTTTACAATTATGTCAGAAGAAAAGATTTACTGCTGCGAGAGACCGAACAATGATTTGGCGCTCGCGGCGCTCATGGGCGGAAAGCAGCACTCCGACCCGTTGGCGATGGCCGCCATGATGAACGGCGGCATGGGAGGGAACTGGATGAACAATCCGTTCGCCTACATTATGTTCATGATGCTGTTCCGCCAGATGGGCGGTTTCGGTGGCCCCGGTATGGGCGAGGGAGGCGCTCAGGGCCAGCAGAACATCGAGGTGCAGAACCAGTTGGAGGCTATCCGCACGCAACTGGGCACCACGCAGAACTCCAACCTCGTGATGGAAGCCATTCAGGGCAACGCAGCCGCTATCTCGCAGCTCGCCAGCAACCTGAACTGTAACTTCAACGCGGTAAACAGCGCCGTGTGCGACGTGCGCGCCGGTATCGACAAACTTGCCGGTCAGATGGGTTTCAGCGCGGAAAGAGTGATCAACGCCGTGAACCTCGGAGACAGTTCGATTGTTTCCAAGTTGCAGGAGTGTTGTTGCGGTACCAAGACGGCGATTCTCGAGATGGGCTATCAGAACCAGCTCGCCAACTGCCAGCAGACTGGCACAATCACCGGGGCGATCACCAATCTGGGCAACATGATGCAGCAGGGTTTCTCCAGCGTGGGCTACGCCACCCAGCAGCAGACGTGCGAGATTCTGCAAGGCCAGCAGGCCAGCACGCAGCGAATCATCGACACGCTCAACTGCCACTGGAACCAGGATTTGCAGCAGCGCTACAACGACGCACGGCTGGAACTCTCGCAGCTCAAGCAGAACGAGACACTGATTGCCGCCCTTAAGACGACAACCACGACTGCGTAATTCATTTCGGGAGGGTGAAAGCCCTCCCTTTACTTAAAACGGTATGATTATGACATTCAGAGAACTGAAAGCAGGATACCTCGTTCACTCCTTCCATAAGGAGACGATGGAGTACAAGGCAGTGAAGGTGGTGAGCGTGGGCGCTCCCTATATCGAACCCGCCAAACCGGGGCAACTCTCCGCGGGTATGTCGCGCATGGTGGACGTTGTAGTGGACGAGGACGGACGCAACCATATCTACGCCATCCCCGAAAACGCGGGAGTGACGTTCGCCGGAGACGCCGTCCTCTCGTGCGAGCCTGACGGCATACTCCGCGAGGTGCGGGCGGTGAAGTCGCACAGCGAGGGCGTTGTGGAGAGCGTGGACACCCACAAGGAACGAATAGCCAAGTGCGAGGCTATCATCGCCGACCTCGACACCGCCTACAAGGAGAAAAGGGCGATGGACAGCCGCCTCTCGGTGGTGGAGACCTGCGTCAAGGAGGTCAAGGACGAGATACGCAACCTTATCAAGGAACTCAGGGGATGATAGAGGCGCTGCTGGACATATCGGACTGGACGGCCGACTACGTTTTTCTCGTCTCCCTTCATGCAATTTTGGAAAGGACGTAACGTCTTAATCTGTAAGTTTGTCCTCAAACTAACATTTATACGTTATGAACGAAGACAAAATTAGAAGACTTTACGACGCGGTTGTCAAGGAGTACGGTCCCGGCACCGAGAGCAATCTCGACTTCGGGGCGTACGAGGGCTTCCGCGACGGAGTGAACAAGAACGGAGCCGACAAGTCGTACGACTTCCTGCGCAGCGTGGGAGTGAGCGACGACCTCATCGGCGGCAAGGACTGGTTCTACGAGTATGTCAATGGGCAGACAAGGGGCGAGAGCAAGGCCCCGGAGGGCACGCAGGAGTTCGGCCGCGTATCCGTCAAGCCCGGCGAAAACCCCACCGTGGAGGCTGCCACCGCCATGGGCCGCAGTTACGCGGACAAGGTGCGGCAGGCAAAGCAGGCCGAGCAAGCCAAACGGCAGGCAGCGGCACAGACAGCGAAGCCGGCACAACAGCCTGCCCAAACCACCCAGCCCGCACAGCCGACCTCCAAGCCACAAGAGGATACAGCCGCAGCGCAGCAGATCCAGCAGGCCGGCTATACGCCCAACCTCTCCACCGAGGCAAACAGACAGTACGTATTGAGCCACGAGCGACCGGACGGATTCGGGAAGAGACGCGACAACCTTCTGGACCTCTCGCTCGGAGAAGAGGGCAGAGACCTGCCCGAACTTGACAATGAAGCGGGTAAATACACAGCCCGCGCGAAGTCGGTAGCCATCAACTTCATGAACTCGCCTGAGGGCAAGCAGAAGATGAAAGAGCAGTTGTGGGAGAATACACAGAACCAGCTGCACTCTCTCGACAACGAGTTGCAGCTGGCCGAGAACGACCTGAAAAAGCAGAAGGAACAGCTCGATAAGGAGAGCGGTCTGAGCGACTGGGCAAGAAGAGCCAGCACGATACGCCGTACCGGCACTCCGTCGGAAAAAGAAAAGAGATATTCCGAGAATATGAAGTCCTTCAACCATGCCAAGGACGCTATCACCGCGGCCAACAGCCTTTTGGACGACAGTTACAAACTGATGGCCGCAGCCAAGGACAGCAAGAACCACGGAATCACGCAAAATCTTGTCAGAGGTATTGTGGACGGTGTCTTTGACGTGGACGCATGGACGGTGGGCATCACCGATATGATAAAGAGCAATACGTTGCTTAAGGCGTTGCAGAAAGAGGATAGAGGCGAGCAACTCACCAAAGAAGAAGAGGCGCTTGTCAATGCGGCCGTTGTCAATGCAGCCGTACAGAGCCAACTGAGCGGTGAACTGTCGCGCTCTTATAAGGCAGGTATGACCACGGGAGAGAGTGTTCCCTTCATGGTGGAGATGATGACAGGTACGAGAGGCGTAACTTCCGTCACGACCGCAGCCGGCAAGGGCCTTATGAAAGCCGCATCCAAATGGCTTGCCAAGCGTGGTCTGAAAGTGTCAGCGAAAAACGCGGTGGCAAAGAATGTGGCCGAAGGCGTTGCCAAATTTGCGAAAGGCAATGTCGATGCGGCTATTAATACAGCCTCGATAGACCTTGCACGCGTGATGAACGACTATAACGAGCGAAGAATAGGCGATGTCCAGTTTGATATGGAGGGTGACGGGCTGAAATATGCAGGCCGTGATAACGTAGAGGAGGGCGCTACAGCCCTGCTTAAGAGTTTCAGTAATGTGATGTTCCAGACCTCCAGCGAGTTCGCAGGCGAGCAGTTTGTACCATTCTTGAATTTCTTCGGCAAGGGAATTGCTAATATCACCGGTCTTTCAAGAACAGCCATGTACAAGACGTTGGAGCGCACGGTGCAGATGAGCCCCAGCATGAAAAAGATGCGTGACTTCTTCAACCGCACGCAATGGCACGGGGTATTCGGCGAATATTTGGAAGAGGTGTATAACAATATCCTTTCATATGGAATCGGTGACATGACTAAAGAGGAACTTTTCGACCTCGATAACAATATTGACACATTCCTCGGCGTGGGCGTGACAAGCGCTTTCTTCGGAACCATCGGAACGGCCGCATATATGCGAGACCGCTATCAGTGGCGCAGGCAGATCAAGGACTTCGAGAAACGATGGGCAGGCCGCACCGACATCGACTTAGACGATATCAAGAAGAGGGTCGGCGACATGAGTATCAAGGAGGCAGGCGAATATCTGAAAAGTATCGGCAAGATGACCGGCCTCAACGATAAGGAGAAAAAGGACTTTATGGGCTACGTGACCGCTCTCTTCTGCGAGGGCGGCTATTCAAGCGTGAATCTCAATGTAGAGGAAGAATCAGGCGACCCCACATCCGCGCAAGTCACCGAGGCCGTTCAGGAATCCTACGACAGCGGAGCCGACGCAGCCACTCCCCAGGAAAAGCAGGAGGTGAAGCAGCGCTACGACGCAGCCACCGCCGCGCTGAACACCGCCGAGAACGACCCCTCAGAGCAGCAGTTCGCCAGCCTCGTGCAGGAGAACAGCCCGCAGGACGGATATGCAGCCCTCCGCCAGCAAGGATATGACGACGAGCATATACAGCGTGCTATGGACTATTACAACGCGCGCTCCGCCTACGAGGGCCTGCAAGACGCCACCATCGACAGCGTGGACAAGAAGGTGGAGGACGGCAAGAAGGAGGTGGACGCGAACACCCATAAGGAGAGTGGAATGGTTATCCCCGTCACCGACGGCAGCAGCAACCGCGCCGGCCATCTTATCTCCGGCAACCTCGTAAGAAACGAGGACGGCACGATAGACGTGGAGAACAGCGACCAAGTGTTGATTGTCCGCGGCGAGGACGGCCAGCAGTTCATGGCATCTCCCAAGAATCTTTCCGTCACCGGCGAAACGCTCTCCCCTGACGAAATGAAACAGCAGATTGAGACCACCTACCGCCAGTCGCTCCTTGAAGAGGCAAGCGCGGAGGTGGAGCCGCAAGCCACACAAGAGGGTGCTCAGGCACAGCAGCAGGAAGAGCAGGCAGCGCAGCAGGAAGAGCAGGCGCAGCAGGCCGAAGAACAGCAACCCCAGCCCGAACCCGCTCCGCAAGCCACCGAAGGGCAGCCCGTCGAGCAGCAGCCCGTCGAGCAAGCACCCGAAGGGCAGCAGGAGGAAGTACAGCCCGAACCGCAAGGCGAGGCGCAGCCCCAAGAGCCTGCGGCCGACCAGCAGCCAACCACTCCCATGCAGTTCAACGAGCAGGGAGAGGAAATGTACGAGAGCGTAGACCCGCAGGTAACGCTCGACTATCTCTCGGAAGGCTCCGACGAGGACGAAGTGTCGGCCATGATTGAGCAGAACCTCGACGAGGCGTTCAAGGCATACGAGAAACTGAAAAAGAAAAAACCAACTCCGGGGAAGAGCAAGGCAGCGTACGACAAGGCCAAAGCCGAGTACAACGCAGCGCTGGAAGAGGCGAAACGCCCCGTGGACTACTGGAAGAGCGTCAAGCAGCTCCAGCAGCAGCGCATCGACGCTGCCAAGCAGGAGCAACTGGAGGCAGCGCGCCAGCGTGCCGCACAGATGCCCGAAGAGGCCCCGGTGGATTCCGAGGGCGCTCCCGACTGGCTTATCGACAAGCCCGAAGATTCCCGCACGAGAGGATTCCGCATGGTGGGCGCCGAGAAGGTGGAGCGCCAGCAGCCCGTAGAGGGCTTGCAGGGCAACGAGACCGCCGTCAGATTCTCGGAGGACAGAAAGCCAAAAGGACACCTCTTCGTCATGGAGGCAGACCAGTTGCAGCCCAGCCACCGGCAGGGCCAGCGCAACCCCTCGCACTTCATCCCCGAAGCGCAGCCGAAAGACCGCACCGACAACGCATCCGTGCTGGCCTCGCAGAAGATAGCGCAGAACATCAACCCGGAGGAAATCACCTCCACCAACACCGCCTATACCGGCGCTCCCACAGTGAACGCGCGCGGAGAGGTAGTGCAGGGCAACAACCGCAGCGACGCGCTCCGTCAGATGTGGGGTCCCGGCTACGAGGAGCAGGCCGCCAAGTACAAGCAGTACCTGATGGACCATGCCGAAGAGTTCGGCCTGAAGAAGGAGGACATCGAGAAGATGAAAGCCCCCGTGCTGGTGAACCGCCTGGACGGCGTGACCGACCAAGAGGCCATCGAGTTGGGCCAGTTCAATGCAGCCGATACTGAAAGTGGCGGCGAGGAACGCATCAATGCCGGCAAGACCATCCAACGTCTGGGCGGCAAGATAAGTTCGTTCATAGATATGCTCATGCAGGGCGACGACGATACGCTGGGTATCAGCGACCTCTTGCAGAAGAACGGCCTTAAGGCGCTGAAATGGCTGGCCCAGCAGGGCATCATCACCAACACGCAGGCGCAGAGTACCGCCGACAAGAACGGCCGTCTGACCGACAAGGCCGTGGAGGATTTGAAGGAAATCCTCTTCAACAGCGTGTTCCAAGGGGCGAACCCCGAACTGCGCAACGTCTTCAACAACCTGCCCGCCAAGGCGCAGCGTGCCATCCTCAGCACCATGTACCGCGACACGCAGTCCGATGAAGGCTCGCGCATCAAAGACCATGTGCAGCAGGCCATCTACGCGTACGAGCTGCTTAGAAAGGATGAGAAGTTCGCCAAGGCCACCACGCTGGAAGAGGCGCGCCGTGCGGTCAAGGACTGGGGCAACCAATATTCCTTTGAAGAAAATGGAAATACTTTGCTCAATTCAGATAAATTCAGTAACTTTGCTCTCGAACTCGCAGCCCGTTTCAAGGGTCAGACCCAAAAAGAGCAGCAGACCCTCCTGAACCGTTTCTTCGACCTCGTACAAGGCGTAAGGAAGGGCGATATGTTTGAGGAGGAGCGCGGCAAGGTCGGACTGAAAGAGGCCGTGGAGGAAACATTTGGTATCACCTTAAAAGAAAAAGACAATGGACAAAATGGAAGCGTATCTGTGGCTGGCGACGATACAGCTGGCGCAGGAAGGGAGCAAGACGGATCAGGAAGCGGTGGACAGCGAGAACGCAATCCGCAAGGAGAAGGGCCTGCCGAGCCTGCAAGAGGAACTGACGGCAATGGCACAAGCGGAACAGAAGGAGCCGTAGGCGAGGCACCCGTTCAGGGCCTGGAATCCTACACGCGCGAGGAAATCAACGACCTTGTGCGCGACTACGTGGAGGAAATTCTGGAAGAGAACGGCATCGACGCTCAGGTGCAGGACATCTATATCCACGGTAGCCGCAGCCGCGGAGACGCGCACGAGGACAGCGACCTCGATGTGGTTATCTCCTACGAAGGCGACGAACGCGAGGACGATATGTTCAACCTGCTGAACGACGGGGACGACCCCTTCGTGATTGAGGGCATCAAGGTGGACATCAATCCCATCCGTAAGAAGGAATCCGGCACGATGGAGGATTACATCGAGCGCTCGAAAAAGTATGACGAGGAGGTAGCGAAGAAAAAAGCGGAATCTGAGAAATCTTCTAGGAATACCATATATCCCGACAAGAAAGACCTCACTCCTGCCCAAAAACGGACTGCGAAACGGTTCGAGAAGGTGGGAGGCGTATTCGATACCAAAAACGGAGATGGCTCCGTCACCCGCTCAACGCATTTCAAACTGGACGGTAAGACCATCGTTGATATGGTGGAGACCTACGACAAGGACGGCAATCTCGTGTCCCGTAAATACAATGCTTACCGCACGAACTTCGACACCCCTGAGCAGGTAGCGAAGTTTGCCGACAAGGAGGCGAATGTTTTCAAACAGCACATGGAGCCGTCTCCCGCAATGGAGGGGCAGGACGTCCCCAACGGCACGGCCTACTATCTGTTTGACGGGGAATATCCCGTGACGCAGCGCACAACCGCCATCGGCACTCCGTACGAGGAAACCACCTATTCTTTCTACGGTGAGACCTTCACCAGTGTATCGGCCGTCAAGGACGCCATCGACCACATCGGAACGGAATCCGAACAGAGGGAATGGGAGGAGAGAGTTCGTCAGGCTGGAGAAGAAGGCATTGACTACGTGGACAGCGAGGGCCGAAAGTATAATGTTCACTATGGTGAGGACGAATGGGGAGACAAGAAAATCTTCCTGAAAGATGAGGGCTATCGCGACCGCGAGCTGGAAACGCCCAAGATTCGGTTCGAGCTTTATATGCTCGGAGCAAACGAGGTTAAGAAGGACGGGCCGTCTACCGCCAAAAAGAAGTCTGCCGAAAAGGCGAAAGACGGAAATGGGGAGAAAGGCCTGCCTTCTCAATCAGAGAACGAATCCGAGACAAAGCCCGAATCGTCCGCTGCCGAGGAGGACATCGAACTCACGGAGGAGGACATTCGCAACGCCGACCTCCCTCAGGAGACTAAGACGCTTGCCCTTGAATACCTTAAGGGCAACAGAAGTATGTTTAATCAATTAGGTTACGAAACAGTCAAGCAATATGTTAGAAATCAGTCACGATCTCGTTCAGGAGATAGCCAAGCGGCAGACCAAGCACAGCTGGGCACAGAAAATGATGGAGCTTCCCGAGGACAAAGCGGACAGAGCGGAAGCCAGAATGGACAAGTGGATAGCACGGAAGATGAAGGAACTTCATCCGGAAGCAGACCAAGCGGAGAGAGCGGTCAGAATAATATGGCTGCATCTGATGGAGAGGGAAGCGATAGAGGACTTCTGCCTGGAGAATCCGAGGTACCTGTGGGTAATACCGGTGGTGTACAACGCGGAGGGAGCCGTAGACGTGGCAGCACTGGACATAATGGGTCTAAGCGAAACGGACAAGGCCGCAGCGGTTCACTTCCTCGAAATGATGGAGGACGGAGTGTTGATGCCTCCTCTAAACGAAATACTTCCGTAGATCAGGAAATCGCCGATACCGAGCAGGCCATCATCGACGCTCTTAAGGACAGCTTCATGCCCAAGCGTGACAAGCTGTACGACGTTACCACGCTTATGGCGGGGCTGGGAGTGAACGCCATCAAGGTACTTACCCTCTCTGCCAAGTTGGGCGGTCTGTACGTCAAGAAGGGCTACCTGACTTTCCGCAAGTGGAGCGAGAATATGCACAAGAGCCTCGACGCTCCGCTGGCGAACAACACCACATTCACCCCGGAGGACATCGACGAGTTTATCAAGGAGTGCTGGAACGCATCCTACGAAATGGACGGGCAGACCCATCTCATCAGTGAGTGGGCCGACATCCTCGGCCAGGAGCAACTCAGAAAGCAAATGGCACTCTCCATCGAAGAGAAGGTGAAGTTACAGAAAGCCGCTGAGGGCAAGCCTACCGTCTTAGGCGACATCGACAATATCCGTGAGGCGCTCCCGTTCTTGCTTCCCAAGCAGCAGGAGGACGTGGAGAAAGCCGAAAAGCAGTTCTTTGACCCCAGCCACAAGGACGACGCCCACGGAAACGGGAAGGGCTATATGTTCACCAACGGCACGGGTACCGGCAAGACGTACACGGGACTGGGTATTGCCAAGCGATTCCTCAACCAAGGAAAGAAGCGCATCCTTATCGTTACCGCTCAGGAGAGCAAGATCAACGACTTCATCCGCGACGCAAAGAATCTCGGTATTGAGGCCCGTATGCTGACCGATACCAAGGACAAGGGCAAAGGAGTGGTTGTCACCCAGTATGCCAATATGTATCAGAACTACGCCCTCCTTGAAGATACCTTCGACCTGATTATCTATGACGAGAGCCATAAGATTCAGGAGAACAAGGAAGGTTCGTCCACGGCCCGCTCGCAGCAGCACCATATGCTCTCCAACCGAGACCCGCAGCAGGCTATACTCCGCCGTTTGCAGAATACACAGTTGTTCCGCCGCGGACGCGAGTTGCAGGCTGAGCTGGAATCGTGGGTGGCAGCGCTGCACGATTATGACGAACTGCCGTTTAACAAGCAGAGCAAGGAGTTGCGCGACAAGATACGCAATGCCGGCGGCAAGGACGGTGTGAACGACAAGATAGAAGCCCTTAGACTTGAAATCGAGGCCAACGCAAAACAGCAGGAGGATGCGATAAAGCAGGCTATGGCCGACCCCGCCAAACTGGAGGAGGCAAGGAAGGACGTGGAGCGCACCAAGGTGGTGTTCCTCTCGGCCACTCCGTTCAACACCGCCCTCTCGCTGGACTACACCGAAGGGTATATTTTCTCGTACCCCGACAAGAAAGCCGACAATGTGTACGAGACCAGCCAGCAGAGAGAGCAGCGCCAAAGCTCGTTTGTAATGGAGAAGTTCCCCTCTTCCCACCAGCGCAACAAATCAGGAACGGTTCGCCGTCTCGGCGAGGCGCAAATTACCGACCCGGAAAAAGCCAGTGAGGAGGAAGTCGCTTTCTCGGACTATCTGCAAAACGACCTCGGAGTGATGAGCGGACGCCAGCTCGACAGCCAGTATGATTACTCCCGTGAGTTCCCGCTGCTTTCCGATCCGATGAGCAAGCGCGTGAACGAAGCTATCAACGCGCTCACCAACGGAGCGTACAAGCCGCTTGCCGAATACTTCCGCAATATCCTGAATGATTACGCGAACATGACCGCCATCTTCGAGATCATCAAGACGCGTCAGAGCATAGAGCGCATCCGCGAGCATATCGCTCAGGGCCGCAAGGTGGCCGTTTACCATCGCCGTATGAGTTCCACCAAACCTATTACCCCTCCGTTCTCGACGGGTCTTGAAAATGCTGCCAAGTCAAACGGACTGGGGAATATCATCAATTCATTCCGTCATGAATTTGCTGACCTCCTTGCATGGGAGAAGGGCCTTGATTATAAATTCCCCAACGAGCAGATTGTCGAGGCCTTTGCCACCAAGGAAGAGAAGGAAGCGTACCGCAAGGAAATGGAGGAATGGGCAAAGAAAGTCATCGAGGCAAACCTGAAAGGCAAGAAGGAGCCTCCTAAGCCGAGATTGAAAGCAGCCCTCGTGGGCGAGTTCAACGGCAGCGTAACGCAAGGCACCAAGGATGCGGGCCGCGACGCGTTCAACAACGATTCCTCCGAGTGCAAGGTTATTGTCTGCCAAGTGCAGTCTGCCAAGGAGGGCATCGACCTCCATGACAAGACGGGCAAGCACCAGCGCGTGATGATGGTGTTGTCGCTCCCTGAATCGCCTATCGAGTTTGTGCAGACCGAAGGTCGTATCTACCGAGTAGGCTCCAAGAGCAACGCCATCTTTGAATACCCCGTTTTAGGCATCGACCTTGAAATGGCTAACTTCGCCATGAAAATCAACGGGCGCAGCCAGACCTCCGAGAACTTCTCGCTGGGTTCGCAAGCACGCGGCCTGAGAGACAGCATTGCACGTGCGGCACTCGACGCCCGCGACATCCCGGTCACCAAGGATATGGGTACCGGCGGCAAACTGCTCGACAGCAAGGAGGCTCAAAAGAAAAGCGGATACGAGGACGCCGTCCACGACTTCGAGGGCTGGCAGGGAGAAGGGTTCCCTGAGAGCTTCGATGATATGGAGGTTCCCAATCCGCTGGGATATAAGATGTCGGAATGGGCCAAGGCAGAGAACGGAGAGACCGTACTTGTGCCTGGCGCGAAACGTGGCTCGATCGCTAACTATGTGGCATCGAAATGCCGTTTGGTGGCGCTGGAGCCGAATATGTCATGGTTCAGTAAGCTGCTCACCCGGCTGGGCGGCGGTGGACGCAAAATCCTCAGTCAGGACTTTGCGGACTTCTCGCCCATCAACAAGGCCGACGCAGTTGTGATGAATCTGGCGCACTCCGAGGATAAGACCAGTAAGGATGCGTTCGGAAAGACGCAGGATGCCACCAACCTGACAAAGGCACTCTCGCACCTTGATGAGGGTGGCCGACTTATCATGGTTGTGTCGGGTCAGTTCGACTACGAGAAGCAGGGTATCGCTGATACATTCGTGAAAACCGCGGAAATCAAACTCCCCGACTTCATCTTCAACGGAAACGCAAGCAAGATTCTGGTTATCGACCGCGTGTCGGACGAGACACTGCGCTCGCAGATGGAAAAGGGCAAGTCCATCGACCTCTCAGGAAACAAGGACTATAACACTTTCTTCCGCAACCTTAAGACGGTGGACGTTCCAAAACGTACTATCGACAACCTTGCGCGAATTGGGAAGAGAGTGCAGAAAGCCTCGAAGAAGTTTGCGGAATCGCCCCTCATCAAGAAGATAAAGTTATCCGGGAAACTGGAGCCGTGGGTTGATACGCACCGCGGTGGCATGAGCGCCATGTTCAAGACCTACTGCGTGCCGCGCGTCAGCCCGCGTGGACTCGTGAACTTCTATAACGGGTTCTCACTTAACTACCATAAGATTAACTCCGGCGACGTGGAAGCCATGGAAGCGATGGCGAAGAACTATCTCTATCTTGAATCCCTGCTTAAACTAAGCGAGGATGAAATGATGGAGAAGCTTCGTCAGGACGGACTGTGGCGCGTCGATGAAAAGAACATCGGTTCCTTCAAAGAGTTGTTCCGTATACAGCTCGACACCTATCAGGCTGCGATGAACAAGACACCCTTGCAGATAAAGAATATCGCAGAGGGTAAGGTGGAGAATGAAGTCTCCGGCGAAATGAGTGTGGACGAGTTTGAGGACGCTTTCAAGTCCTACAACAGCGGCAATGTGGAAATCGGGGCGCTGGCCGACAAGGTGTTTGCGGTAATACGCCAGATACCGGGTCTGAAGTTCCGTGTCGTTTCCGACCAATCCGTATTCTCTTCTCACAACACCGTAGCCCACTACAACCCCAACAATAACTCCATCGAGTTGAACAATATGTGGATTAACTCTACGAAGATGAGTGACGAGCAGAAGGGACAGACATTGGTTCACGAAATGATTCATGCGGCCACCTGCTATATTATGAGGCGTTACGAAATGGGGGAAGTCGATTCGTTGAGCGAAAAGCAGAGAAAGGCGTGCGAGGATATATTCAATGTATATAATATCCTGAGCAATGACGACACATTCCGACAGTCGCTGCGACTGGGCACGAAGATGTCCGATAATGCAACATACGGCCTGACTAACGCCTACGAAATGGTAGCCGAACTCGCCAATCCTATATTCCGTGCGAAGATGAAAGCGAAGAAACTGTTCAACCAGTTGGTGAATAATATTATGGTGTTGTTCGGTATGCGTATGCCGCAATTCAAGACGGTAGATGAGACGGATGCCCTCTCGGTTGTCGAACGAGCCATGTACGACCTGATGGATAACTTTGACGTGCAACTCTATAAGAGTTATGCCAATACCCAGATGGCACGCGAGATGCCGGTATTCGAGCGCAAGGTGCAGGACGAGGGATTGATTAAGGAGTTGAACAACGGCCCCACCGTCAAGCTCTATCGCGCCATGCAGCTCATCGGTGGCAAGCTCTATCCGCCTATGGCCGCAAAGGTGAACGGCAAGTTTGTGGAGCCGAGCGAACTGGGCAAGTGGGAGGAAGCCGAGGAACGGCCGGAACAGATCAAGAGCAAGGACGGAAAGAACAAGTTCACCCTGAACAAGGGAAACGGGTCGCAGATTGATGCGGCCTACAATCCGTACCTGCATCTTTCACGTTCTCCGCTGAACGACCAGTTCACCAGCGCCAGCCAGCGCCCCAACCTCGTGACGGTGGAGGTGGAAGTGCCCGAGAGCGAGCTGTACAGCAATTACAGAGCCGAGGGAGCCAAGGACACCACAGGTGAAATGACGTGGCACGCAGGTCCGGTGAGCAGCCGCTTGCCCGAAGGGAAGAAACGCAAGGTGGTGTTGAGCCGCTGGGCCAAGCCCGTGCGTATTGTCCCCGACAAGGAGGTGGCCCGCAAGATTGCCGATATGCTGGAGGGAGAGAACATCCCCATCCCGTCCAACACTGTTACTCCGTCCCTGAGAAAGGAACTGGAGGCGCTGGGCGTGCCCGTTCGCGACACGGACAAGAAGTACCGCTTTATCGGAGAGAAGGGCGCTGCCGCCATCGACCAGGCGAAGGAGCGTGACGACCTGATGCAGGGCCTGCGCGCCGCCAAGCAGATGGAGCAGGCAGGCAAGGATGCAAAGGCCATCAAACTGGCTACCGGCTGGGAGCGCGGCGCCGACGGGCTTTGGCGCTACGAGCAGCCAGACTTCAAGTTAAAGACCGACAACCTGCGCGAATACATGAGCCCCTACATCGAGAAGAAGGCCGTGCTGGAGAAGGAGATGGAGGCCTACAGAGCCAAGCGTATCGCCAAGTACGAGGAAATGGAGCGTATGCGGAAGGAACACCCAGAGAATGAAAGCGCCATCGACAAGTTGCAGAAGGAGTTCAAGGAGTTCTATCAGAAGGAGGAGGCCGCAAGATTAGACCTCGACGACTACGGGTATACGTACCGCGTACGCGACTGGGAAGGTGCCATGCTCTCCGACATCATTGATGAACCTGAACTGTTCGATGCTTATCCAATATTAAGCCACCTCCACATAAGTGCCAGCAAGCGCATAGAAGTGGACGGCGCATACTACAGTCCGAACCATAACGCCATAGAAGTGGGCGAGGGAACCAAGGGCGAGAAACTTCTTTCTGCCCTCATCCACGAGGTGCAGCACGCCATTCAGGTGCAGGAAGGGTTTGCTCGTGGCGGTAACGAGGCGGTACGCATCCCTCTTGACAAGGAGGACATTCAGCGTATCGAGGACGAACGCGATGCCGTGATAGCCGAGATGGAAGAGGACAAGAAGAAGGGGCTGGAAGAGAACGCTCTCGCAAGATGGCAACTCGACAACCTCAACAAGCAGTTGGAAATCGGTACGAAAACGGCCGGGCGCGAAGGTTATATGCGTATCGCCGGTGAGGTGGAAGCACGTAACGCCGAGCGCCGCATGAACATGACCGACGAAGAGCGCCGCAACTCCCTCGCCACCGAGACGGAGGACAAACCGCGCGAAAGTCAGATCATCCTGCTGGACGATGTAGCCGACGAGGACCGCAAGGCCCTGCTGGGCAATGACGGGGAAGCGTACACCGACCCTGCCTATGCCGAGGCGTACAGCGAGAACAACGTGAACCAAGCCATCTACTCCGTGGCTGGCAAGTACATGAAGCGCTTGTATGCCGGCGGAGTGCTGGGCAGGGTGCTGACCGGCAACAACGCCACCATCAACACCGACAAGGCCAAGAAGGAGTTCAAGTTGGTGAGCGAGGTGTTGGGCGATTACCGCAAGGCGCTCGAGAGCATGGCCGCACGATGCACCGATGCCGCCCTTCGCGAGATTCAGGCGGTGATGGACAAGATAGACCGCTCCATTGAGTATTACAAGCAGCTCGCTGAGGGCAAGGACGTATGGCGTACCGAAGAAGGCTCTCGCTACCGCCTTGCGGACGCACTGGGCGGACTTTCCGATGTGTCGCGCTCGTCCCACCTCGCCATGGCACAGCGTGCCGCCAGCGTGGCCGAGCGCCTGCACACTCCCGTACGCCTGGTGATGAGCCTCGACGAACTCTCCGAGGAAGACCGCGGGGCGATGGGCTGGTACGACACCGCCACGGGAGAAGTGGTGATTGTGGTGCCCAACCATACCAGCGTGAGCGAGATTGAAGAGAGCGTGTTCCACGAGGCCGTGGGCCATAAGTCGATGAATGAGTTGCTGGGCGAGGAAGGTTTCAACGAGTTCCTCAACGACATCTACATGAACTGTGACGAGGAGACCCGAAAGCGCATCGCACGCAAGTTTGTGGACGGAATGACGCTGCGCGAGGCTACCGAGGAAGCCATCGCCGAGATTGCGGAGGATATGGCACACGGACGCAAGCCCACCGCGTGGGAAGCGTTGAAGAGCTGCCTGAAAGCCGCCGCACGCAAGGCCCTTCGCAAACTGGGCTTTGAGGCCAACTTCGAGGTGAACGAGAACGACATCCTCTACGCCCTTTGGAAGAACGCCAAGCAGATGGAGAGGGGCGACGTCCTTTCCGCCGCACAGTCAATCGCCATGCAGCGCGCTCTTGATACCGACTTCACGGGCCGCAGGTTCCGCAAGGTGCCCACGGGTACGGACTACGGCACGGCCAGCCAGCGCTACGAGGCTGCGCTCAACGCGCGTTCTTATAGATTCCGTGAGGGGTTCCAAGACAGTATGCTTGCCCTGAAGGAATTGCAGGACGCCGTGGTGGCCGAGACCAAGACGAAGCTAAGGGAGTGGGAGGACGCTTACACGATGGAAAACCAGTTGTCCTCGAAGGATACGGCCGACATCGAAATCTATCAGCGCGACTTTTTCAACCCGATGATCGATGTATTCAAGCGCTTCCTGAAAAAGACGGGCATGACGCAGGCCGAGGGCACGCGCTATCTCTTCGCCAAGAGCGGACTGGAGCGTAACCGCGAGTTCGCCGTGCGCGACGCCATCAACCGGGTAAAGGGAACTGACGACGTGCATCCCGACCTCGACGCCTTTATCGAACACTACTATCAGGAGAAGTATTCGTGCGAGACCGACCTCGAGATAGACAAAATCACTTTCGAGGAGTTCTGCGAGCGGATGGACGAAGTAGCCAAGGACCTTATCGCCATGACGTACTACGGACATGACGGGAAGCCCCGCAAGGATTCCAAGGGCAAGGAGATTGACACCGACGCAGCCGCACAGCTCGCCCTCGAGCGTGACTATTCAGGCCTGAGCGACATCTTCGACCCGGATACGTTCCGCGAGAACGCCATCGAATGTGTGACCGACACGGAGGCGCGCAGCGGAGTGACGCACCTTATGCTGTGGGACCGCATCAACGCCGCCACCAAGGAGACGCTGCGCAAGAGCCGCGACTGCGGTGTGACAAGCGTGGAGGCTTTCCAGAAGGTGAGCGGGATGTTCGCGTGGTACATCCCCATGCGAGGATTCGACGCCGACATGGCAAGCGACGTGTATGACTACTTCGGCAAGGGGCAGGGAGGTTTCAACGCTACGGTGAAGGACGCCAAGGGCCGTCTCTCGCTGGCCGACAACCCGCTTGCCACTATCGGCAACATGGCCGAGAGCGCCATCCTGCAAGGCAACAAAAACATGATGAAAACGGGTCTGCTGAACCTCGCTTTCTCGCATCCCACCCATCTGCTTAAGGTGCAGAAAGCGTGGATAGAGAATGTGGGCACTGAGGCCGACCCCGTATGGCAGTACGCTTATCCCGACATCCTGCCCACAGACAGCGCCGAGGACATAGCCGACAAGCTGCGCGACTTCGAGGACGAGATGAAGGACAAGCAGGAGAAGGGGCTTGCCAAGCACGAGTACAACCGGCTCGACATCCCCTACGTAAAGACGCCCGACATCGTGCCCGAACACCTTATCCGTGTGAAGCGTAACGGCAGGGAGTACGTACTCATCCTGAACGGCAACCCGCGCGCAGCCCAGGCTGTGAACGGGCTGCTCTCCAGCCGGGGCGACGAGAGCCGTGCCAAGAAACTCATCCAGCAGATCAACCGGTTTATGGCCGGCGCGTTCACCACGAAGAACCCCACGTTCATCGTGCGCAACCTCTCGCGCGACCTTATCTTTGCCAACTCGGCCGTGATAGCCAAGGAACCTTTGGACTACGGCAACCGCTTCCGCAAGAACCAGTTCACGGTGATGAAGAAGGTAGGCAAGTTGCTGTACCTCTACAAGCACGGGCGCCTGGACGAGAACGACGAGTGGCAGCGCTACTTCTCGGAGTTCATCCGCAACGGAGGCGAGACGGGATTCACGCAGTTGCACTCGGTGGAAGAGTACAAGCAGCGCATGGCAAACGCCCTGAAGCAGCGCAACGTGTTCGTGAAAGCGGGGCGCGAGGCATGGACCGCTCTGTTTGACTGTATCGAGTTCGGCAACCGCTGTGCCGAGGACGTGAGCCGTTTCACCACCTACGCCACCAGCCGGCAGATGGGCCGCAGCATACAGCGCTCAGTGGCCGACGCCAAGGAGATTACGGTGAACTTCAACAAGAAGGGCAGCGGAGCCAAGGCCGGAGGCGTGACAGGTATTGCGGCCGACGCAGTGCGCACGCTGTATCTGTTCTCCAACGCGGCCATTCAGGGCCTGGTGAACGTGGGCCGTATCAGCAAGGCGCATCCGTTCAAGGCGGGCGCCGTGGTAGCCTCGTTCATGGCGATGGGTCTTGCGCAGCCAGCCATCAACGAACTTCTGTTCAGTGTGCTGGGCGGTGGCGACGGTGATGATGATCCGTACAACAACCTGCCTGATTTTGTCCGACACAGCAACCTCTGTTTCTATGTGGGCAACATCAACGGCAACTCGAACTTCTTCACCATCCCGCTCTCCATCGAGCTGCGCGCGTTCTTCGGACTGGGCGAAATGCTTTCGCAGTACGGAGAGGGCAACATCAGTGCCGGCGACGCGGCTACGGAGTTCGCCACCTCGCTTTGCGAGCTTACGCCCATCAACTTCCTGGGCAGCGGCGGTGTGATTGATTCGGCCACTCCCGACTTCGCCAAGCCCGTGGAGCAAATTCTGCAGAACACCGACTTCACCGGAAAGCCCATCTACCGCAAGAGTTCGTTCAATACCGCTTACCCGGAGTGGACGAAAGCCTATTCGGGTACCAGCAAGATGTTGGTGAAGGGTTGCAAGGCCCTCAACGAGTTGAGCGGAGGCGATAACGTGAAGTCAGGAATGATAGATGTGAATCCCGCCATGGTGGAGCATCTTGTCACGGGATATACCGGCGGTTTGGGTCAGACGTTCATCGACGTGGCTAAGATCATGCAGATGGGCATGGTTCCCGACTACCGCAACCCGCGCAACGTGCCTATCGCCAAGGCGTTCATCCGTCAGAGCGACGAGCGCACCAGTTACGCCTCCACCAAGGCCCAGTACCAAAAGTACATGGAGTGGTACAAGGAAGAGCAGCACTTGCGCTCCGGGTATAAGAAGGAAGTGAAGAAAGGCGGCGAGGACGCTTTGGAGTATGCCGACAAGCAGCGCCACCTCCTTGACGGAGTGAACATGAAGAAGTTCCAGACGATGAAGGCCTTCGACAAGCAGGTGTCGGCCCTTTACAAGGAGATAGGTTCCACGGAGGACGAGGAGATTATCAAGCGCGACAACGGCCTGATACTCGAATTGAAACGCAGATGCGTGGAGCGCATGAAGTCTTTGGAGGGCAGATAGCCCGATGCGAAAAATGTTAGTGAAAGGGAGGGGATCCAGCGTCCCCTCCCTTGTTTGTATGTCGAGTTCAGTATTGTGGCTTTCGTCAGTAGACTATCCAGTCATCGCTCTCCACGTCCTCCATCGTGGGCTGGTAGTAAGTAGCCACACCCGTGACGATATCGTACGAGAGGACTTGATTGCGGTACATGATAGATTTTCTGAGGCTCTTTTTGATGAGGTCTTTCGCCCTTTGGCAAAGGCTCTTCATCCCGTCAATGTCCTTTTCGGCTATTTCGCAGGGGATTTGCCGGGTGAGGAACTTAACCACTCCCCACTTCTCGCGTGCGACGCAATATCCCTCGTGCATCAGGGTGACCGCCTCGAAGAAATTGAAACGCGCGTTTGCCAATGCGATATTCTTCAAGGCTATGTCGCTTTTGGCGACAAGATATCGGGTGGCGAGTTGCTTGTGGTATGAGTGCATGATGGCATTCTGCGCCAACAGCAAGGCACGTTCGCCGCTGGTGAGTTTCTTGAAGTCGTCGCTCTCGATAAAGTTTCGCAATTTAATGCGCTTCTCGTCCAGCTCCGTAATCTCGATATCCATCCTATCCACGAAACTGTCAGCAATACGGCTCACTCCCTCGAAGTCGGCTTTGCTGATCCATCTCTTGTTCCCGTTACTGTATTCCACGAGGTAGCCGGGTTCGCTGAACTGCTCAGCCGGTTCGCCGAGCAATCTCCGGGCCTCATTCTCGCTCATGGGCTTAGCCATGACATAATCCTGAAGGTAATACCTCTTAAATTCTTTTTCTTCCATGTGATTATTATAGTTTAAAGTTCTTCCAAAAGTTGGATATTTCCGTTTCCTTATGCTCTATTTTGACTTGCCTTATAAAAGAATCGACTCGTGCGTCTATATAGCATCTGGCTTGCGCGATGGCTCCATCCATTGAGCCGTGCCGGTAGTACGGATTAACATACTTGCAGCACAGACTGCATAATTTAGATTGCTCAGGGTCTCTTGAAAAGAGAGGGCAATCGTAAATCGTGCGTCGATATTTCGGAGGAAATTCACCCGATACATCTTCCACTTCTATCCAGTATACGAAGTCTCCTAACGAGAGCATTCCGCACTCAATATGGACATACTTCTTAAACTTCTTCCTGAGTTTTCTTAAAAGTTTCGTTTTCATGATGTATTATTCAAACCATTTACTACACTTGAATCCTTTTCGGACCTCGAAATCCTTGAAGTCCGAGGCTTTGTAAAATTCCCTTCGCATGGCCCAGCGAGCCATATCCTTCTGCCATTGCGGGATAACCTGATGAGGGTTTTCCACGTCGCGGAAGGGCTGCGCCACCACGCGCACTCTCTTCATCACCCTCCAGTGGGTAAGGCGCTCGTACGCCTCGTCCTTGTCGGAGCCTATCATGGCATACATGAGATAGCTTGCCGGCACCTTGCGGTATCTGTCGATGCGCTGCATGGCCCTCTCGCAGGCCTTGATCTGCGCAGGCGTGTCGCAGCCCAGCCGGATATATCCCATCCAGCGGATACGGCCCAGCAGGGCGGCTATCTCTTCCGTAATGAGACGTGCGTCCACAGCCTGATTCAGGTCGATGCGGTAGCGCTTCTCCACTATCTTCTCCAGCTGGCGAAGTCCGAAGTCGGATGCGAGGATATTGTTGTCCATTAAAATGAGGTTTGTCCTCCTTCCTCCCTCGGTCAGCTCGTCCACGTCGCGGTATGGAGCCACCCCCCCCCTCCTTCTTGGGCACCACGCACCACGGACACTTGTTCGGGCATCCGCGGGTGATGAATCCGTAGGCCGTGCGGCCGTCCACCTGAGGATAGATGGAGTAGTCGGGCAGCACGCTGTCAATCTCGTCGGGCAGGCGGGTACGGTAGTCGTATCCCGTGCCGCCCTTCACCACCTCGCAGTTGTACACGTCCAGAATGTCGGGCGAGAAGTTGAATATCTTGCTGGCGTACACTCTGTCGTAATCGGGGAAGAGGGGAGCGGCCCAACTGACCGCATCCCCTCTCTTCTTGTGCCAGGCGGCAATCTTCATAAGGGCGTAATTAGGAAAGCTCTTTCCGTCCACGTCGATAAGTCCTACATTCATAACTACACTCATTTTATGCCACCTCGTCACCCAGAACGATGCGGACGTACTGAACGCCGGGCTTGGTGCCCATCTCTCCGTTCCCGAACTCCCTGCGCACGTTCTTCACCTCGAATATGGCAGGTACGTCAGCGGCACCTTCCTTCTTTCGGAGCGCCACGCCTGCGATGCGTTTCTCCCGGATAAGGCGGTCGATGTAATTGTTGATAGGATGGTAGATCACCTTCCTGTTACCGTACTTCACCTCCTGCCAGTCGGCAAATGGGATTACGATGTTCAGAATGGTGTTGGCGGTGGTCGGGTTCCACTCCACCACCGTCTTGGGTTTTCTTCCTCGGTTCATGATTTACATCTCTATGACTATGGTTATTTTCTTCGGTTTTCCCGTAACTTCCACGCTGGTGAACATATGGTCGGGGAGCCAGTCGTACCAGCCGCCCTTCACCACGTTCAGCCCGACGCTGTTCTTGTAGGGTTTCTCCTCGCTGATGAAGATGGAGCCGTCGCTGTCGCGCGCCACCCAGTATTCTTTCCAGCGTTCATTCTCCTCGGCGGGCTTGCTGGCTCTTCTTGCGCTTGCGAAGTCGTAGATCAGCAATGCGACAAAGTAAAAGAGCAATGCCAGCATGATACCGAGAGCCATTATGGGGTTACTCTCGAAAAGTCCGTCAATGGTAAACCAATACACCGCCATGGGTATGATTACCGCGGCGAGTTTGATAGCACATTTCTTACTCATCCTTCTCGTCCTCCTTCTTGGCTTTTTCGAGTTCGTCAAGCAACTCGTTGGCAAAGCCGATATACGCCGCATAAATCTTACTCTTCTCATCGACTATTTTTTTGGCCTTACCCTCAAAATGCCATCCGACGCGATTAAGCGATTCGGCGTCCTTGTTCACCTTTTCTAAAGCAGAATATATATTATTCATCAGTGTTGGGGCCATCGCACTTATAATTTGTAATCTATATTCGTCTCTAATCATGGCGCGCATCATTATTCGCTCCTTCCTCATGCCGCCATCGTCCTGATGTTTGTCGGCCCACTTAGCGCCAGCCTCAAATGCCAGTCGCTGCATCACTGTGAGGGTGGAGGCGGTTGTGTTCTCCTCTTCCTCGTACTGCTTGATAGCCGCAAGGGCTATCTCTTTTTGTCTTTCGTCACTCATTGTTTACTATTTATATGATTTAACATTCCCCCCCATTCCTTTAAGACGGGAATCCAATTCCAGATAAAATCTCTTAATCTGATCCTGGCCGTTACGGGCCGATTCTATCAACTATTCGCCTCTTTTCGACAAATCAGGCAGCGGCATCCAACGGGTAATCTTATCCCATATAAAAGTATTATCTTCCCGAATATATCTGTCTTTACCGCAAACCTTTCCAAATTCTCCGATATGTGGTGCCTGCCAACCTTCCGAATAAAGCAGGACTTTCTCATTATACGGGGGTTGCTGCTCATCTGTGCTTATCCAGTGCGGATGGGCGTCCGCCCATTCAGCGCCCTCCACGAACCCCCTTATTTCCAATGTTGGGTCGTAATAATCGCCAGTGATAAACTCAGAGGCTTGTTTGATTTCTTCTTCTCTTTCCATATTCAGTCCTCCAATATTATGATTTTTGCAATACAACAATATCATCCATATTCCAAGTCAAATATTTAACCCGCTCGCTCCGTGTTCCATCCTTCTTTTCGGGATTGACATAAAAGTCAATCGGTTTCCCAGTTGCCTCACTAATACCAAACTTGCATATCCAGCCCATTATACCTTTATAATCAACCTTATCACCAATCTTTATCGGAGATAACTCACATAAAGATTCTTTCAATTCTTCGATATGTCTTTTAGATGCCCTTTGCAAGTCTTTCTCTTTATCAATTTCTTGCAGGTATTTTGTTCTTAATAATTCTATTTTATCCATTTTCAATCCTCCAATATTTATTTGACTTTAACGTATATCACATTCTTGCCATCCTTTCTATCTTTTGCCTTGCAGTAAACTTTACTATGACAATCACCATGATTTCCTTTTGTAAAGTAACATCCAGTACAATAATCATCATCCCAATAGTCATTTTGATACCATGAATCTGCTGGGTAAAAAACCTTTTTTGTTTTGACGGCACATAAACGGACTATTTGAGTGTTCACCATCATATAGAAAGGGCTACCTATACTGAAATCTTTGTTTTTACAATAAGCCATATTCAGTTCTCCAATATTATTCTCGCCTTGACGGGAGAATTTTCAAAAGTTACTTCGGGAAATAACTCGCTTTTAAGTCGAACGAAATCACTCATATACGGACTTCTCCATTTCCGGCAACCATATTCTTTTGTTCTATATGGCTTGCACGTATATGCGTATAAGTCTCTATTATCATCCCTTGCCAGCCACACTTCCACGCCTTTCTCCATGATGCGCTGCTCTGCGAACTCCACACCATCCAAAAACTCACTTGACAGCCGACCGCCACGCTTGTACTGCTCGGGGATGCGGCTATCTTCCAGCATTGCTTTTACTTCCAACTCTTTCATGATACTCTAAAACAATTTAAGTTGCACATTCTCGCCCTTCACCTTCTCCGGGAAGAACATCTGGCGGAAGATGTAGTAAAGCACATCCACCACGATAGAGTTTCCGTGGAGCTTGTAGAGGGCGCTCTTACTTATACCGGTGGAGATCATCTTGTCGATGTCCTCATCGTCCAGCCCCATGAGACGGCCTGTCTCGCGGGGAGTGAGTTTGCGGATACGGTAGTGAACTGGGTTCAACTTGCCGTCCGCTTGTTTTACGTTCTCTTTCTCTTCCATCTTGCTTAAATCTAAATTATCGGGTAGGGGGGGGTAATTCTCGTCATGCTCGCTTACTGCCGTCTTTGGAAAGTGATTGCCGCCCATGACGTTTGCAGCGTTGAGTATAGGGTACCTCGCTGTAATAGTATAAGCGTTGCCCTCTCTATCCGTATTAATCGGTTCTTGTTCCATTCCTTCATACACGCAGATTATCGGCTCGCAAGTGAGCGCCGGACAGACGAGGCCGCCGTCTTGAACACGCCCTCGACGGGATTTGCTCGTAGGGTATGAGATGTCGAACACCCCCCCCTCTGGCACCTCAATCCATCCGCGTTTGCTGGCTTGCCTGATTCTTAGTTTCATGATTCTCTTTTTTATCATCCATCCCCATCACGATGAAGAACATTCGGGTGGAACGATGCCGTGACCGCGGTCGCTATCCCCTCGGAATCGAAGATTCGGTCTTGGAGGTGGCGCTGCACGCCGTTCTCATCGTACTGATTCACGCAGCGCACATTCCCCTCGCTGACGAGATAATGATTGCTCGCATCCACTCGGGTGAGAATTGTCCCCGTCACTTCTCCGTTGGTGGACTGATTGTAAGTGTCCACCCACTCGGTCTTGTCCTGGCTTATCTTCCCATCCCGAATCATCTTGTTAAGACGGCTGTTTCCGTAGGAGTAGATTCTTTGATGTACGTATCGTACTCGCGGCTGCCCTCCTTGGTTTTGATGGCTCCGCTCACACTCTCGCCCTCGGTGAAGTTCGTCTTGAATCCGCAGCCCTCAGCCTGCTTGCGCTCGCAGTGAGCCACGATACGCTGCACCTGCTCCTGACGCAGATAGAAACTCTCTTCCACCTCCTTCTCGAGGATGTCTTTGAGACGTTTCTGCAAGGGGAAAGGACGCGGGAAGGTGTACTGCGGGTTGTCGCCATCATCGCGTATGCTCACCATGAACACACGCTCTCTGTTCTGCGGAACTCCGTAGTGCTTGGCGTTGAGGACCTGCCAGAAGTTCCTATACCCATAACCCTCCAGCGTCTCCACCCACGAACGGAAGAACGGTTGGAATTTTTTCTGAAGGAGCGCTTTCACATTCTCCATCAGTAACCACTTGGGATGTTTCGACTCGATGGCTCTCCTGCACTCCCAAAGCAGGGAGGAACGTGTTCCGCTCCCTTCCTCGAACCCCTTCTGCAGGCCAGCATTGCTGATATCCTGACAGGGAAAACTGTAAGTGAAGAGGTCGAAATCAGGAACCTCGTTCCAATCAATCTTGGAGATGTCGCCGTAGTTCTTCACGTCACCATGCAGCGTATGATAGGCGTCGATGGCGTTCTTCTCGATTTCCGATATGCCCACGAACTCCAGTTGTAGGGGGGGGCAATCACGGACGAGACGTTTCAGGGCGATAGCCTGCGAGCCGTAGCCGGCAAAACTCTCGAATACTCTTATCTTCATGGCTTGATTTCTTTAAATTCTCCATCAACGAGTTTATACCACGTGTTGGCCTTAATCCTTTCGCCGTCTACGTATTCTGTCTTTACGCACTTGGGCACACTGCGTCGCTTGATTTTATCGTATTCCCACTCGGATAGAGTGATCCATGAGCCTTTCTTAGCCTTTACCTTTGAGTTGTCGCCAGCGCAGCAGATTACAGAATCCTCTCCAGTGCTATCTATCTTAGCGCCGTCGCCGCTGGAGCCTATCTGAGCGCCGTCGCCGCTGGAGCCTATCTGAGCGCCGTAGCCGCTGGAGCCTATCTGAGCGCCGTCGCCGCTGGAGCCTATCTTAGCGCCGTAGCCGCTGGAGCCTATCTGAGCGCCGTAGCCGCTGGAGCCTATCTTAGCGCCGTAGCCGCTGGAGCCTATCTTAGCGCCGTAGCCGCTGGAGCCTATCTGAGCGCCGTAGCCGCTGGAGCCTATCTTAGCGCCGTAGCCGCTGGAGCCTATCTGAGCGCCGTAGCCGCTGGAGCCTATCTGAGCGTAGTCGCCGCTGGAGCCTATCTTAGCGCCGTAGCCGCTGGAGCCTATCTTAGCGCCGTAGCCGCTGGAGCCTATCTGAGCGCCGTCGCCGCTGGAGCCTATCTTAGCGCCGTAGCCGCTGGAGCCTATCTGAGCGCCGTAGCCGCTGGAGCCTATCTGAGCGTAGTGTTTCCC